CCAACATAATTGCTAATGCTCTTGCTTCTGATGAAGATGAATGTGCTACGATTTTTGTAATACAATCAAAGAGTTCTTCACGAGTGTATGAGAATGCTTTTGCTTCTTGGTTGAGTTTGTAAGTCATTTTTTTGTCATTACATAAGAATAATAAGTATCTCTACCCCTCAAATTCCAAGGGTCAAAGTTTGGTTGAGACATACGATACTCACTTTCCATTTTATACCACCCATAGTTGAGTTCTTCCCAAAATGCTGCGACATCAATTATATCATTATAATCAAATCTGGAATGAATACAGCATTTCCAAGACCACCAAGCATCTTCAAACCATTCTTTCATTTTCCCTCCAGTTCATCAAGAATACCCGCAGCATAACCACCAAAGTCAATCTCACAACCTTCCTCACAATAACCAGGCAGAGCATCAATCAGGTAATCATCAAATCCAACAAATACCTGAATAGCACGGCGTTTGTCGTGTTCTGTGATGGCAGTATGAGGAGAAGCAATAACCTTGGTTACAATCTCAAAGAGTTCATCGATAGAAAGTGTCATTTGCTGTTTGCGAATTGCGTATAGGAGTATTATAGGGCATTCTGTGGGACTTTGGAGTGTCCTTGTGCCAGTTCTTCAAGTGTCCTCCTTCCAATTACAGCAAGGACTTTACGATTTGGATACTTCTCGGCAATCACATCACGGGCATCCTCATAATCAATCGCATCTTCTACAGTCTCATAATACACAGTTTTATCTGCGGCATCATATGTTTGGACTTCATAGTTCATTTCTTCTGCTCCATTTGTAAGTAAGTACAATCCTTGAATCGTTCCCATTCTTGTGGTGAGAAGTTGTCAGAGGCATAAGGAATACCCACAGCACTCGCACAATATCGTGCCACACTTTCAGGCACATGAACCGTATTATGCTTCATATTATACTGATACGAAGGAAGTTGAAGAAAGGTGAAAGCAAGAAGTGAAATCATTGTTGGGTAGGAAGTTCGGGGGCAGGAGGAACCACAGGAGGTGGGGGAGTTACAGGTTGTTGAACCACTTGAACAGGGGGAGTAATAGGTTGTACTTTTTTTGCTTCCAGTTGTTGCTTTAGGTCTTGAATAATCACCTGTTGCTTTTGTGTATTCTCTTGTTGATTGTCAAACACTTTGTATGCAGTTACGGAAGTCACTGCGATTGTGCTCAGTGCTGCGATTGTGGATACTATTGTGCTGAACCGACTCATTGATAACTATCTCCAGATTGGTGGGAAAAATCAAATACTTCACTTACAGTCAACATTACTGCATCTGTAATGGCATCTACAATTTGTTCTTCTGTTGGATTTTCAACTCGTTTGAATGCCCTTCGGTATCCAAGAAGTGCTCCTTCTTCTACTGCTCGTTGAAGAATCACATATGTGTTTGGTTTCATTTTCCAGTACCATGAAGAGGACAATCACCATTCACCCACTTTTTATGATCGGGCATTTCTTGATTATCAAGAATAGGACACTTACATCCTTGCTCGTATGCTTTGTCTGAACCAGGAACTAAATCACCCCAAGACTTATAAGGTGAAGGTGCATTCCAATCACTCCCATCATCTCTGGGATAATCACCCTTCTCACACTGCTCTGGAAGAACACTTGCAAGTTTTTCTTTCAGTTGACGGATTTCTTCCTTCAGAACAATGATGTCCTCATAAGTGAATGGTTGTTTATCTTGCAGTTCATACTCATCCATCAACTTCTTCATATCATCTTGCCTGTTGCAATCATTAAATGCAACACGACAAGCAGCATCCATAATGCCATACTCATCAAATCCAACAGCACGAAGAAAACTCTTGAAGAGTTCAAAATACTGATGAGTAGTCAAGTCTTGTGCAGGTGCTTCAATAGTAATCGTCTGCTTATCTACGGTTTCAGGAAAATACCTGTTGTGAGATGCTTCTGTGTCGTTGATGTAAGAAAACTTGATGGTTGCGTTGTAAGACATGGTTTTATTCGATTACCCCCATACTATAAGACCCCTGACTGCGAAAGTCAAGGGTCAGTGGACGGTTTTTCAGGTGTCTGCTTAGACTTCGTAATAAGCACTAATCACTTTATCATCCCATGCACTCGGTAGTTCGTGCTCTCGGGATTTCATATGATTTAAACCTGAAATTGGAAGTTCAAGTAACTCTGGGTCGTGCAGCACTCCATCTAACTGCTTTCTTTCGTTTTCTGTATGCGGATATCTAAATGCTCCGCTATGCCAACCTTCTGTATTCCTATAAGTTCTAGACATAATGTTTGTGAATAAACACAATACTAATTATATCACTTATTGAATTCTTTTTCAAGTTCCTTTGCAATTCTTAAGGAACGACGCCACATAAGATGTTTTACAATTGGATTTGCAGGATTGTGAAGCAACCACCACTTTTGTTTTTCGTATTGGAATCTTAAGATCTTAGAGACTAAGGTGACAGCATATGCTACACTATCATCCGTTGCTACAAGGTAGAAGACGAAGATAAAGATTCCAAACCAAAAGTAGTAGGCGGTCATATAGCAAATTTTTATTTTACTATTTAATCAAGTTTACAGAAATGTTTCTAATGATGATGTACTTGATTTTACTTTTTTTGGTTTGGATGCCTTAATCTGTTTTTGAATGTAAGATTTAGCAGTCGCAAGAGTTCCAACAACATGAACCTGCTCCCCATTGTGAAGGATCATAAACTTTTTTCCAAAAGGAACTGCAGCCCACATGCCATCATTTGACACATAACCCTGAGGATCTCCAGGAGTTGGACCAAGAATGCTGGGAAAATCAATAAAAGGTTTTTGAAAACGTTCACTCATCAGAATACTGCGGTTACACTCATAAATTTTGCGGTTGGATTACGTGCAAGAGCAGTGCGCTTTGCATCTTCATAGTCACGCGCCTGAACTTCTTCATAAAAGACTTTACCAGCAACATAAAGTTTAACTTGGCATTTCATTGAGAGGAACCTCTGTTGGTTACATGAATATTATAACAGAAAGGGGACCCCTAAGGATCCCCATGTGACAGTTATGAAAGTGTCATACCCAATTATCAGTTGGGGTTATATGCCTGCCAAACGTTGGGAAAGAACGTTTTCAGATCAAGTTTAGCAACACCTCGTTCTGCGGCGAAGCGGTTATATGCGCGAAGAATATAATTGTAAGCCACACTTTCTTCCCACAGACCAGAAATTCTGGGTTTGCTAAGATGAGTCATTGTCTCACCATCAATTTGAATCATTTTATCGTGCCTGTTCCAATATGTTTTGATAGAAAACTCAAGATGTTCCCGATCAAAGATAATGTTGTCAGAAACTGCTAATTGATCTGCACGATAGAAAATATAAGCAACACCTTTTAGATCATAAGCGTTTACAATTTTGGCACGTTTAAGATCTATAACTGCATATTTGGAGTTGGTATAGCATTCTTGAAGAAGACTGCAAGATTTTTTGAGATATTTTGCCCAAGGTGCCATTGAAGTGGGTTTTGTACCAAAAATCAAAGAAAAAACTGCAAAACCTTCTATGCTGTAACGATTGGGTTCTGTTGGAAATACTTTGTATGAATTTGGCATCAGATCAAGTTTTAGATCATCCAATTCATTGTAAATGCGAATGCAATCACGGTTATTTGCATGATACCCAATAAAGAAGTTTTCTTCTGGATTGCTCTTCTTTGATTTGTTATTTACTGCATCATATCCAAAAGCACAAATCTCTTTCGCAGTTTTTGTAGATCCTTTCTTGACAATAGTTTTGGCGAAAGGAACAGCGAAATCTAGATCATCTGCGTTATCAAGAAGTGCGGCTAAAGAATGTTGCTGATCAAATACAATGTTGCCGTAGTTTTCATCTGAAACAGATTGAAATACTCCACGAACGGAAAGATCAAACCCACGACGAGAAATTTTCTTACTATGAGTTTTTGTAAATTGGCGTTGTGCTTCAGTCAAAACTCCTGCTTCTGCAATCTTGCTTTCTGTGAGAACTTGAATTGCGTTATCGCTTTCATACAGTTTGATTTCAGGAACATGATCTGAGTTTTGTTGAATCAGATGATATTGCTCAATGACCTGTTCACGAAGTGGAAAAACTCGTGAAAGTTCTGCTCCTGCAAGTACAGGTTTTTCTACACCGCCTTTCTTCATAGACATAAGATTGTCCATGATTGTGCGGAATTTGTTATTTAACATTAAATAATTACCTTTTTGAGATGGCGGTTAATTTTGGATTATTGGAGGAAACCTTTTCCCCAATCCATATTAAAAGAATAACATCTTTGGATAGACATGTCAAGCCCCCTGTCGAAAAATCAGCGTTTGATCACACTGACAGCAGGTTCGCCCTGAACAAAGATAGTGTCCACGACTGCCTGCAGTTTCTTGGCGGTTGTAATGCCAGTGTTACTGTACACGGGAACATGAACAAATCCATATGCCTTGTGATAGTTCTTCAATTGTCCAGGAATCAGAGACCCTTCTGAGAGGCGCCTAGCATCGTCTGTATGGAGGCGAATCACACGACCGATAGTCTGTGCCATGGCAATGTAGTCCATGTTCCTCATGAGCACACAGGAGGTCAGACCAGGGCAGTTGATACCTTCACTCAGGATCGAATAGTGAAGAAGAATGAATTTCTTCTCAGAATCCTTACCCCATTCAGTCAGAGTATCAAAGAACACTTCACGACCAACCTTCTGATTGTTGATGAATGCACCATACTTTGCAGTGATCCACATCACATCATAACCATGAGACTGCACTTCAGTCATGAATTCAGTTTCTGCAAGCATCCGCATGAGAACCTTAGTGTTTGGTGCGGCCACCAACACCTTCTCCATGTTATCCTCATTGAGAATCGTGTCAAGTAGGGTCATGCAATCACGTTCCGCAGCAAACTCTTGGTCACGGTAAACGTTCATAGAATGCACTTGAATTTGAGGAGGAAGAATGTATCCACCATTAACCAATTCAGGTGCAGAAACATTACAGATCACTGGACCATAAATTGCACTATCATTCATTCCAGGTTTGGATGCAACAGCAGAATGCTTTGGAGTTGCAGTAAAGAAATAGGAACGATTCGCACAATCACTGAAATGTTTGGTAGGTTCAAAGAAGTGTCGTTGAACTGAATTATGTGCTTCATCAAAATAAATGGTATGAATAGGAATACCAGATCGTTGAATCTGAATCAGTGAATGATAAGTCGTAAAGATCAGTTTATGACCTTTGACCTGATAATTCCAAGCAAAGATCTTACTTGGATTGGTTGTACTAAAGTGATGTGTCTCACCAGAATGCACGTGCATCACAGAAGCATTTGTAATATGCTCCAAGAACTCTGCAGACAACTGCTCTGCCAGCATGATTCTTGGAGCCACCACTACAATCTTCTGAGGAACATTACTGGAAAACTCTCTGATAGCATCAGCGATCATGGTCAGAGTCTTACCACCTCCAGTGGTCATGAGCACTTGACCTTTGCTGTGCTGCTTCATGGCATCGTAAGCACGGTCTTGATGGGGACGAAGAATCATGGGTTTCATTGTGTATGGGACCATTATAACACTAAAAAACCCCCTGTGATGGGGGTTCAGTGGACGGTTTTTAAAGTGTCCTATAGATCCTTAAAGCTTCATCTTCAAACCCAACAAAGGTACTCTAGCAGTATTTTAGAAAAGTGTCAAGCTTGTAGAACCAACACCAACAACAGTGAATGTTAATCTATTTCCAACTGTAGTAATTTTCACTGCAGTTCCAATACCACTACTAAATCCATTGATCGATGTTACAATACCTGCTGTACCGTTTATAGTTACTCCAGTACCAACTCTGATATCAGTAGCAGTTACTATGCCAGCATTAATATTATTAAGATTTGTAGTTTCTGTAAATGGATTGGTTAGATTATTCCATTTAGTTCCATTATAATTTTCAACTGACTTAGATGTGCTATTATAGATTAATGCACCTTCTGCAGTTGAAATTCCATTCGGTCCAGCAGTTGTATTTGGAGCAATATAGAAATTGAGTTTATCTGATGTTGAAACAGTTGGTAGAATTATGTAACGGTATGATTTGTCGGGATTTCCAGCAAATCTAAAATCAACCGTAGATTTTGGTGCAGTTGTCCCAATACCAATCGCTTGACCAAGAATAGTTCCTGATGAGGCATCTACACTAGTGGGCCCAATAGTTGGTGTGGGCCATTCAATATCTGTCCAAATAAAACTGGTTCTGACTCCTATAGCACCATCGTTGAGTACTATAAATCCTAACTGAGAACTCGTAGAAGAAGCTTTAAAAACATATGGAAAAGGCACATTGGTTGTACCAATTCCAATTGAATTTGTTACATTTAATTGGGAAATATTTGCATTGAAAAATGTAGATACGCCCGTATTGGCATATACATTTCCAGTAAGATTTCCTTGAATATTTGCAAATAGGGTGTTAGTAAATGTGGGACTAACTCCAAATGTAGTATTTCCATATAGAGTAGTATTTCCTTTTACCTCAAGATTACTTCCAAAATATGCACTATCAGTAACTGTTGAAGTTCCTACAACATGAAGTCTATTTGTTGGATTTGTAACTCCCAATCCAAGATTTCCACCATAAGTCAATGACATTAAAATAGAATTTTGACCTCCATAAATCCAATTAAAACTTCCAGTTCCTAATCCACTAATTGTTCCTAAATGAAGATAACTATTGATATTTCCATAGGAATAATTTATAATATCTAAAGTATGTTGAGTACTGTATGGATATATCCCAGAAGTATTTCCATATTTAATTTCCGCATTTTGCCCCAAACGATCAGTAGACCTACCTATAGCAACATAAGATTCTGCAGAGGCACTTGTTATTCTTACACTACATGTAGAATTTTGTCTAATATGAACATTTTCAAATACATTACTTAAATCTAGTGTTCCAATGCCAACATTACCAGTGACATATGCAACTGTCGATGTTGAAATCCCCAATCTAGAATAATCACTATAAATGCTATTAACATTAATATTTGGAAATCCTGTTAGATTTGATGCTAATGATGAAGTTCCAGTTACATTTCCAATAAGATTTCCACTAAAACCAGATGATGCGGAGATTGATCCACTAACACTAATATTTTGTGGCAATCTGGCATTATCTAAAGTTCCGGAAGAAATATTACTTGCATTAACTTGTGTTATTCCAATTCCAGATCCATAAAAAGAACCTGAAGTAGTACTACTTCCAACACTAATATTTGATACTCCAGTAATATTTCCATTATTAATAGAAACTACTCCTGCCGTAACAATTCCACTAACACTAATATTTTGTGGCAATCTGGCATTATCTAAAGTTCCGGAAGAAATATTACTTGCATTAACTTGTGTTATTCCAATTCCAGATCCATAAAAAGAACCTGAAGTAATACTTTGTCCTGCACTTATGCTTCCTACCGCACTAACAATTCCAGTGATACTAATACTTTGTGGTAATCTGGCATTATTTAAGGTTCCAGAAGAAACATTACTTGCGCTGATTGATGTAATGTTTGATCCATCTCCAAAGAAATTACTTGCTGTTATACTACCTTGTAACAAAGCATCTTGCCCATATAGATCGTCTGCTGAAGTAATACTACCAGCTACACTAATAGTTTGTGGCAATCTAGAATTAGTTAATGTTCCTGAGGAAATATTACTTGCATTGATTGTGGTAATATCCGAACCAATACCCACAAATTTGAATCCAGTAATAATACCAGAAGCATTAATTGAACCAGAGGCAGTAATTGATCCATAGGTAATAATTGAACCAGCGGTAATAATTGTACCATTCGAATTAATTCCTACACCAGATTGTCCTGCACCAACATTTCCACCAATTTGTAAGGTATAATATGGAAGAGTTGTACCTATTCCAACATTTCCTGCGGCATAGATGCTAGTATAACCAAATCCAGGATCAACATCTATCCATTGTGAAGTTGGCAAATTAAGGAGTCTTCTACCATCACCATAATAAGTTATGATACCAGAAGTTGCTGTTACAATACCTGATGTTATTGAAACAATTCCAACATTTAATCTGTTTGAACTAATGATTGGAGCAGTAATAGTTGGTGAGTTAATTGAAGTTGCTGTAAGAAAACCAGAAACTTTGACAGTTCCATAAACGTCTAAGACTTCTCTTGGAATACTTGTTCCAATTCCCACCAATCCATTCGAATTGACTATAAAATTACTATTATCAACTTGTACCCCATTTCTAAAATTAAATGACTTATTATAATTTGCCATCTTCTAGATACATTTTTAGTTATTTATTAATTCAACTTCTGTGGATTTTTTCACATCAACCATTAAAAATTTCATTGCAGACTGGGAATAATTATATCCTTCATGAATATAATCCATAACTTCAAATACCTTTGGTTCTCCCTCATTCCAATAAACCTTCTCTCCACCCCAAATCATATAACATAATTCTTTATCGGGAATTTGTAAAGGTATCTGAATTCTTTTATATGGTTCTCTATAGATATTTGGATCTCGGTGCGGGCCCAGTTCTGTTCCAGAATCAAATGCTGCAAACATTGAAAAAATAATTTCCGAATTATCATAAATGTTTTCAACTTCGATATTCTTAATAATCTTCTTTCTAATATACTTAACAACAGAATTTCCACATTTACTTATCGATTCACCTTTTACCCAACAATATGAAATGGGTTTATTTGAATATCCTTCGGCAGTTGGAGCAGTACGATAATAAACCTGACTATCTTTTGCCCATTGATATAATGTTTGTAAATCTTGTTTTGTTATCATTTTTTATTATTATAGAATATAAAAAATTCCCAATACATCTTTATCATTCATATTTAAATTATATTTCTTATTGGCGTATATCTGCGAATAATCATATCTTTTTAACTTTTTATTATTTACTATTGGATTTCCGTCTAAACAAAGAATAAAAGTTTTCTTGGATCCAAAAACAAGATCATCATCATTTGAAGTAATTATTTTATATGCCCATTTAACATCTTTATCTAATGTATTAAACCCAATAAGAAAAAAATCACTATCAGATGCGAATGATACTCGGTCATTTACATAATCTCGAACATCTGCAATTTCTTTTTTATTAGCATCTAAAGTTATTGGATTAGGATCAAAGATTCTACCAAATTTTCCAGATCCATATACTCCATAATAAAAAATAGTATATCTTTCATTTGGATGTTCGGAAATTACATATCCAGATTCCCCTATATTAACGCATAAAGAAAACTCATCACAATTTCTAAAAAATCTTTTACATTTTGGATCATTTAAATCATTCATAATTATAATTCAGTTTCACCTTCCTCTTCAAAAAGATCAATTTCATCCATTGATGGCAATTCCCCTATAAGAATAGTGGAAACTAAGTGGTCAACCTCAGCAACAACAACTTTATTTAAATGATTTTCAATTGATGGAATTTTTTCCAATTCACTTTCCATATTTCCTTCCATGATTGGTTCTTCAGATTCTTGTGCCTTCATTGAACTAAATCCAGATTTCATAATACTACAAATAAATTTTTCATAATCGGTGAAATCTAAATTTACACAATCAACCATTACCGAATAATAGTCATCAATATTTTTGGGCGCCCTCTGTCTACAATACTTAACTTCAATTTGTTCTACCCCATGTTCAGTTTCTGGATAATAATTTACAATTTTAAATGCTACTTTCATGATTCCTCTTGCATTGTTGCCCACGACGTGACAATATATTTATTCTGTTCTATGGGTGGATTTCCCCTATGAGTATGAGTAAATCCTGCAGGAAAGATGAGAACTTTTCCTTGTTCTGCATTTATTCTTTTGTTTAAGTATAAAAACTCCGTCTCCCCACCTTCCTTAACTGTATTAAGATATAATTGTATTACTAATACTCTATTTGAACTTGCATATGTTCCATTTTCATAATGCCAAGTATGGGATCCTCCCCCACTATCAATTTTTGTAGCTTTTATATCATATAATAAAAATTTGTTCTGCGCTAAGATAGAATATTTTGCCAAATACTCTTCAATATACTCCTTAATATTTGGAAGAAATAATTCTCCAATCCAACTCCAAGATTTTAAATTGTAAAAATGTGTAAAATTTATTGAATTGTCATCAATTTTGTGCTTAAAATTCCGACTTGGAACAACAATTCCCCTATCTTCAAGTAAGTCGATATGTTCAATTAATTGTTCACAAAAATTTTGAGAAAATGCATTTTCATATGTGCCCAAAAAATTGTCATGATTTTTCATATTATTGAAATAATTTAAAAATATTTATAATTAGGTTTAAAAATCAACTATACCCCAAGTTCAGATCCAGAAATTGGATTACCAGTTATGGTATAACTGCCTCCGATACTATAGTTAACAATAACTCCATATCCATTAGAACCTGCTCCACCACCACCATTAGCAACTACATTACCAACTCCACTGCCGCCATTTTGGGCGGATGTAGATGAATCTCCACCATTACCACCAGTACCACCAGCAGCATAACCTCCATGATTTCCTCCACCTCCTCCAGCACCTCTCACAGTGGTTCCAGCGGAACTTCCCGGTCTTCCCCCTACCGCTGTTCCACCACCACCATTGCCGCCGCCGCCCGCAGGCAGGCCTGCTCCACCGCCCCCACCTCCTCCGGATGCTGACCATGTTCGTCTGCTTTTTTTACCACCTGTTGCACTTCCAGCACCTCCTCCACCGCCTCCACCACCATAACCACATTGTATAAGTCCATTATTTGTGATTGCAACTGGATATTCAACTATTAGAGCACTAGTTCCAGGTTGTCCATTAATGTCACCACCCGCACTGCCATCACCACCTCTACCGCCGCGGCCAAGAATATATCCATTACTAGCAACATTCATTAACAAAGTTGTGTCTGCATCCCAGGATCCCGTAGCAAGGGAACCATCGCCCTGCCCCTGGGCGTAATAATTTGCAACTGTACCATTTACATTAATAATTACTTTTTTACCACTACTATTGGATGGTGGACTTATAAATCCACCAACAGTCTCTGCATAAGTTCTATTGACATAACGAGACCTTGCATTAAGTCCACTATATGAAGTGTATGTTAATAGTACTGTATTTAATCTTGTGCTATAAAAATCACTAAATTTTATTTCTCCCGACTGTGGAATTCCTTCGGCAAGTGGAAGATTAGTCAAACTACCAATACTTTTACTCATTCTATATGCACCAAGATTTCTTCCTGGTGGAAATCCGTGTTCTTGAGAAATTTCAGAAAAACTTAATGAACCAGATGCTTTTATAGTCATATTACCTTAAGTTTTTTATGTATTTATATTTTATGTAAATTTTTTCCAATATTTTTCATTAATGTATCCCATAGAGTATGATAGATGTTCTTCTTTCAGAATTAAAGTAATATCTCCAACTATTGCCAATCTTTCTCCAGTAAAAACATCGGACATTGCATCAGTGCAATGAATTGTTTTACTTGGAAATAATACAACATTTCCTTCTTCGGGTACTATAAAAAATGTCTGACTATTGACTTCATTATATGATTCTACAAACATTCTTTTATGTGATGGATAATCATTATCATTCATCCCAAGAAATAAACTATTTGGTTGATGTTGATTTTTAAATGTAATTGAATGTGAATTTTTTGGCATATTCAAATAATATGCAAAAGATATATGACTAGTTGAATGAATATGCCATTGAATTTGATCTTTTGCTTGTCTTGCTCTAGATAACCAAGTTTTAGTAATTACAACATCGAACATATCTTTGAGTAATAAAACCTCATGCATATATTTCTTAACATGAATTACAATTTCTTCAAATAATGGATTTAAAGTTTCTTCTAAGTGAATTAATGGATTTCCACTATTTTCACTCACCGTATTTACATCTTCCCCATCTTCTTCATAATCAAATTTTGGATATACTTTGTAAAATTCTGCTTTATGATCCTCATGGTTATTCAATCTTCCAGCATATACCGTAGTTGGAAAAATATTAAAAATATTGTAATTCATTAAAAATAATCAATTTAAGATAAAATTATTTAGATTTCTTTAACTCATCAATTTCTTTTTTGAGTTCTTTAATTGCTTCAATGAGAAGTGGTACAAGTTTATCATACTTAACTGTTAAATACTCATCACTTGCTGGAGCAGGACAAACTGCTTCTGGAAGAACTGCTTGAACTTCTTGTGCTGATACACCTGAATGTCTTAGTGATACATCAAATCCAAGTTCTTCTCCAATTTCATTGAAGTTATAAGTAAATCCACGGAGTTGAAGTACCTTATCCAAACCATCCTTAATTGGTTCAACATTAGTTTTTAATCTTTCATCAGAAGCAAATGCGATAATATCACCAGCACTTGTAAGTCCACCACTTCCTACTGCAGTTCCACCGTTGATTCCCCTAAACATTAAAGTATCTGAATCACCATTTCTGGTTGCAGTCATATTTTCCCTAAATCCATTGGTAATACCAGGATCTGTACTTCCAGAAACTGTTATTTTAGTTTTGTCTGGTAGGGTAACTGTAACATCACTGCTATTGTTAAATGTGGAATCGACTCCAGATCCCACAATTCTGACTGATCTTTGGAGTTGTCCAATTAATCTATTACCTGCAGTAACATTACCAGTAGCACTAACATTACCGCTAGCACTAATATTACTAGATACTGATAGACTACTTGATAATGTAGCAGCACCAGTAACTCCAAGTGCGCCAGATACTGATAGGCTACTTGATAATGTAGCAGCACCAGAAACGCTAAGAGTTCCTGCAATAGTAGAAGATGTATTTGTAAGTCTTAAAATTTGATTTTCGGATCCACCTGCATTTTTAAGAATAAATATAGTTTCACCACCATTAGCAGTATTATAAATTCCCCATACCCCATCAGATCCACCAGAACTTCCAAGATCACCTTGACCCATTCCACTTGTATTGATATTCAGAGCATTTACGGTTGCTGATCCAGCAGCAACTAAAGTCGAATTGAGTGTTGTAGCGCCATCAACTGTTAAAGATCCACCTAAATCTGTTGTCTTTGATGCGGCAACACCAAGATTTCCACTCAAATTAGTGTTGCCAACAACACTCAAAGTACCACCAAGAGTTGTAGATTTTGAAGTAGCGACACTTAAATTTCCACCAATATAAACATTCTTTGCGATTCCAGCACCACCAGCAACTCTTAATGAACCTGCGGTGATACTTGTAGATTCGGTGGTATTATTAGCATAAAGAATTCCACCAATATTAACATTTTTTACAATTCCAGCACCACCATCAATTTGCAAAGATCCCGTTGTTTCACTTGTAGATTCAATTGTATTATTTCCGTATATAATACCATTAACATGAATACTGCTAGAAATTCCAACTCCACCAGCAACTATTAAAGATCCTGTTGAGGCACTTGTAGTTTCGGTGGTATTATTGGCATACACAGTTCCACCAATTTGAACATTTCTTGAGATTCCAGCTCCACCAGAAACTATTAATGACCCTGTTGAAACACTCGTAGACTGAGATGTATTTTCTGCATAAACAATGCCGCCAATATGAGTATTTTGTAAAATACCAACTCCACCATTTACAACTAAGGCGCCACTATATCTACTGATAGAAGGTGTGACATCAATAATTTTTACTTGTTTGCTAAATGTTGTTTTTGCTTTAACTCTAACCTGACCATTGAGTGTAAGAGGTCCATTAAACTGAGATAGAACTTGAGCAGAAACTCCACCCTCAACCAACAATCTTTCTTTAACTGTGACTTCATCAAAGACCACACTTAATTTTGTTGGATCTTGACCAGTTACAGTTGGATTTGGAATATCATAAGAAACAACTTCTCCACTAGATGCTATGGTTTTAGTGTTTCCGCTGAATACATCACCTTTATTGTTCATTCCAGTGTAAATAACCGCACCGCAAGATCTTTCTTGTGCCTGCGAAAGAAACTCTTCTCTTTCTGTAAGAGATCTAATTTGAACTTGTGGAAGACCAGTAGAATAGTTACCAGGACCAAATCCCATGTATTCAAAAGTATGTCCAGAAGCACGTAGAATAGATGGTCTTCTAAATTCTACCGCAATTGGAGAAATTTTACGAATTAATGTACCCGCATCATGTTCTTCTTGAAGAGTGCCGAGGGATCCACGAATAACTCCAAATGTGGTTTCACTACCAGAACTGGTAATTCTCATAATTTCATTATCAAGTTGAATATAAGATCCTAATGGGAATCTTTGAGCAATACTTGATATTCCTGCTATTCTTGGTAAAACAGTAATACTAGTCTCAGTTGTAATTGAATTTACTAGTTTCAGAGTCTCTTTTGCATATAGATGCATTCCTCTCGTAGCAAGACTTTCGCTTCTCTTGTCAGAAACACCTTCATTTGCAGACATTCCATGCTTTAAGATATATCCATTTGTTGCAGAGATTGATTTATAAGTATATGTGGTAAAAGTAGTTACTCCAGATCTTACATCTACAACATAATCTCCAAGATTATTATTTGAAGAATCGAGGATTCTAAATTTATTTCCACTAACTAATCCATGTGCCTCTGGGCATGTAATTGTCAGAACTCCTGATGTAGAGTCGTATGATGTTGATGTAATTCTGACAGAAGGTCCAACAATAAATGCATACTGTGAAGTAAAAATTGGAGAATCTCCAGAAGTTTTAGCAATACTAATTCTATTGTTATCTGGTATGGATGTAATTCGATAATATTGATTCGAAGAACTTGTTCTACCAACACCAGCAGAACCTGAAATTTGAACAACATCTCCAACATTTGTGGAAATACCAGCAGTTGCTAGAGTGATATAAGCATTTGCCGCTCCACCAATAACTGTACTGTCAAAATATAGGATATTTCCAGAACTATAACCAGATCCTGGAGCAATAATACTTGCAGAAGTTACAGAATTTCCGACACCAGAAACTGTAACTTTGGCAGTTGCACCATTCCATGTGGATAGGGTATTTTCATTATAAAGTTTTACATTATAATATGTTCCTGCAGTTTTTCCACTACCACCAGTTAATGTTGAATAATTTACAACTCCTGATAAATTATGATCTTTATTAATAGTTATAGTTGCACTTGTTGAGGAAGATGAAACTGAGGAAATTCGAAGGCCCCTATTAAAATCAAGTAAAAATTTGTCGATAGTTTCTCTGGTGACACTCTTCTCAAGATCACTAGTTACAATATCTCCTACGGGAGATCTTTTTGCATATGTTACTGCTGATTCCGGATTTGATTCATAATTATCTCTATCTAATTGTGGATATAAATCAACCGAATTTTGACTATATTTTAGATTTGTAAATTCTGTGGCAACGGCATTGCTTGCATTCAGTAAGTATAAGTGATATATTCCATTTTGTTTTCCTTGAATATAAGTTGATATTACTTCATTTCTATAGATAAAAATATTTGATTGTAAGTCATTTCTTTCATATCTTGGAAGATTTCCACTGCGAACATTTAAATTATTTGTAAATGTTCCTATCACGTGTGAAATTCCATTGACATCAACAATGGAATATGTAAATGACATGTTATTACTGTCAACAGTAACAACTCTAAATTTGCCATTATATCCATCGGTAAAATCATCACCTCCAGGATTACTGGTATCAGTTACATACTTAACGTTAATAATATCTCCTACCTTCAAATTGTGAGGTAATTCAGTAGTTACCGTAACATAAACGCCATCTGTTTGGCATTTTGCAATAAATCTTGGATTTTTTTGAAAATCATAATCATTTTGAGTAATAGATGGCCTGGTAAAATCTGCATCATTTCTTACACCAGTTGAACTCGATTCTTGAAGAACAAATCCTGATTCTGGATTTTTGGAGTTTGTAAATTCTGCAGGAATTACCACTCTAACTTTATAGAGTTTTTCATCAAGTGCTCTTCCATCAGTAACTCTTTTAATATAAGACAAGTCTGTAGTTTCAGAAAGTTCCTCCACACCCAAAGTATTGAGAGCATTATAAAAAGAACTATCCTCTTCTACTTTAATATACCAATTTTCATTTACAGTGTCATATTGAATTGGTGATCCAATGTCTCCCGCATTTTTATCAGATACTCTACTTTTAATTACGAGATTTGATCCACCATAAACTTCAAGTGCATTACCTAAAATAGCATTTGTATAAGATGCTGCTAATTGAATTTGAAGTGAATTAACTTTAATGGCATAATATAAAGTATGTTCGGTAATATTCTCTGGAAGATCACCAACTGCACTATTAATTATGACTTTTTCACCATCTTCCAATAAATTTAATGCGGTATCGAGGGTAAATGTATTTCCAGCTGGAGATCCAATTACTCGATAACTTTTTTCTGCGCTTATAAGACCAGTACCACTAGGGTCTGTCATATAAATTTTCGCATTATATTCCACACCATTATATGAGAAGTAGAGAATATCATTTTTACGAGCACCAACACGATATCCTTGAGTAAGACTTACTGGAATACCATCAGGAGCTGTGAAACCATAAAGATAAAGTCTCGAACTATCTGTCGTAGAATTGCCATATGATGTTGTAAGTCCAACATCTATAGATAACCATTCAATATCATCAGAATCAAATGGATTAATATCTCTTGGTGGAATTATTGATGTGATAAATGCTTTATTATCTTTTGCAAACGCATCTTTTTTAAATCCTTCGGCGTTTAAAGAAATTTGTCCGAAGTTTGAGTTTGAGTTGGTAATAGATGCATCACCACCAGATTGAACATCAAAATGCTTATTGAAACCAATTGCAAAAACAGAAACAATTTGAATAAATGAATCATTTTGAATTTTGATGTGACTAGATTCCCACCCGTTTCTATAAATTGCATCTTGATCTAAGTGATATACCTTAGCAGGATTAGTTTCAGAAGATCCTAAAGGAAGTGCTGCTCCCGATACAGGTTCAATATTAATTCCATTATAAGTTCTAGTTGTTTCATCATACTTAACAAAGGCACGGTCATCCTTCTGCAGAGATACGGCAGTATATTGTGCAACAACCATGGAACGGAATCCAGATGCTTTTGATCCATCTGCCGTCATTCCATTCATTCCCCATACTGAACGCATCGAACAGTTGAAGATGTATGGAGATGCTCCAGATACTGTATCAGTTTCGACGGTTACTGTTGCTCCAGATACACTTGGATTTGCATCTAGATTAATTGGAAAACTTGCTAATAGGAATGTAAATTGAGTTGAACTTATTATTTCTTGAACTTTTGTTGATACATTATAGAATGCTTCTGAAACATTTCTAAGTTTTATTGGAGTTCCAACATTTAAATTGTGCTCAGCAGCAGTTGTTACTGTTACTCTATTTCCTGCTGTAGTTCCATTTCCAGAAAATAAATCAGTGATGTCAATGGGATCTGATGCAAATGCCCCAACAATTTCCCATTCTGGAGCTCTTTTTGAAAATCCTAATGGTTCTGCTGGGAATTTTGAGTCAATGTTTCGATAGGTATTATATGCATTTGAAACTTTACTATAATAGATATCAAGATCTGTAAGATCATATATTGGATTAACATTTACACCATCAGCATATTCGAATACTGTTAGTTTATGGTGTGAAAATGTTGGAGTTGATTTATATGTATCAGTAAAATAAGTTGGATTTGTATAAACTAATCCGGTTTCATCTCCGTCAAATATAGATAATTGCCAAAAATAACATGCACCAGTAATTCTAAAGATTGCGGAATATGGTACAGAAGAATCTGTAGGATTTGGAACATATTTTGGTCTTAATTTTGTCTTTCTGAGGTCAAGACCAACAATCGAAGTACCTCTGGGTACTATAACTCCACCATTAATACTATTAAATCTATGGAGAATATTTTCTGGATCTGTTAAATCAAATGAAGAATTTAATTCTAAGGATAATACTTGAGCAGCAGGAACTCCCACTCCACCTGTTGTGGGCACAGCATATGCAACTCCTCCATTATCATAAATGGCATAACCAGGTCTGTTATCAATTAAATGTTCGCCAGGAAATAATAAGATTGTTGTTTTCTCGGTAATATCATTATTATAACCTCTTAAGTAGGAAAATCTTGCAGATTCTAAAAGTGCTCTTTGAACAGTTTTGAATGGTTGTGCAAGTGAATTTCCTTGATTAGTGACTGAATCAGTGGCGTCAAGGTCATTTGGATTTACATAAAGAATACGACCTTCGGTATTCTTAATAAAATTCTCTAGCTTATTAAGAGGCATCGGATTATATCAACAAAAATATTTCTATGTTTTATTTAGTTAGTCAGATCCTCCCCATTAAACTCCATAATGTCTTCTGGTAGGTCTTGTGGATTCTCTAAATCCATCTCAAATAATAGTGGATGTGCCTCCTCATCTATCAAATAGAAAGAGTTCTTAAATAAATCTTCTGGTTCAAATGATCTTTGTTTGTCTGCCAATTTACACAGTTCTTTATCGTATAAGTGCCCGTCTGGTAATTCATCAAATGTAAAGGGAACTTGATTTATGAAATACATTTTGACTATCATACTACCTTCATTATACCAGCAGTATGCTTGACTGATTTGATAAGACATTTAAGTATTTCAATATCTTATATTTATTTTTTGTTTTTACCCCTATAAGTATCAGTCTGTGCGTGACAATTGGGGCACAGGATACGAAGGTTTTCTAAACGATTATCGTGATGGTTGCCGTTTATGTGATCTAATTCTATAGGTGTTGGTTGATTATTCCATTCAGATATACCACAGCACTCACACTTATGTTCTTTGAGACCTTCTGTAATTAATCTTTTTTTAAGTTTATGTGATTGATGATGAGAGTTTTCAGTTAAGTAGTATTCTATTGGTCTTTTAGGTCCAAGTGTTTTTCCTTTACTCCAACCTTGCCCATTAGCACCATCAGCAAGACTAATGCCAAGTTTTTCTATTCTTTGTTGGGCAACTTTGTAATTACCACCTGCTTCTTTTAATCCAAGTTTTGATAATACTTGTCTTACGCTAGTAGATGTTTTTACTGCTTCAATAAATTGATTATCAGTGTAAGTTCTGGGTTTTCCCATAATAGTAACGGCAAACTCTATTATTATTTATAAAATTTGCCTTTTAAGTGCGAGTAGGGAGACTTGAACTCCCACGGGCAATGCCCAACAGATTTTCTTACCACTATAGTTTTCACTACCCTTTCGGTTTGTGGTCTGGACTATACCTTCACCATACCTTTCGGTTTAGGTGTTCCCCGTCTAGTCTCTACACCTTCAAGATTTCTCTTGCTTGGCTCGGTATTGCCATTTTACAGGTTTCACCGAATTTGAGGAATTACACTCATAAAGTTTCCTAAATGAGGCTCAATTTTCATAAGTCTGGTGTGTCTACCGATTCCACCATACTCGCTTGTGAGACTATTATAACTCAAAGAATCATAATAGTCAAGTGCTCCTTGTCGGGATCGAACCGACCTTAGCCGAATTATGAGTTCGGTGCTTTCAACCAGAGAGCTAAAGGAGCATTCTCTATTCGCAAATAACGAATAGCAAATAGTCGCCCAGGGTATCGAACCCTGCCAAAGGCCCTAATCTGGGGCAAAGGACTTATAAGATCCCTCTGAACACCTGTTCTGACGACCATAAAAAACTCAGAATACTACTGAGCTTCGTTATTCTCCTCGGTGTGTATTCGTATAAGGTCGTCATCTGCGGGCATCATCACTGCTGCCTGCCCGTTTTCGTTGACGATACCTAAATGTTCTCCATTTTCAACTCTTTCCACAAGTTCGTCGAATCTTTCTTGAAACTCTTCCACTGTAAAAACTTCCATTTCTTAAAAGGGATTACTGTATGCAAGGCAATCTTCACTTACCCGAGTGCGAACTACTTCCAGTACGCTCATAAACTGGTCAACAGTCTCACATTCTACAACTTGTTCTTTACCTTCACTCGAATAAAGATAGAACTTTCGTGCAAGAGTATCGACAACGCAACGACTCAAGAACTCTTCGGTTTGCATTCGGTCTTTGATTGATTACCTGAATATTATATGACGCTTAGGGGAATCTGTCAAGGGGGATGTGCCAGTTGATCAAGTGTAACATTAAATACTAAAGTAAAAATAAGCATTAGCGCCATATGTGCTCGCAAAAAGTCCATTTCCACCATTTATAGAACCATCTGTTGTGTATTGCACTTGTCCAGAATTAGAAAGTGATGCTGGATTAAATGGAGATGTTGTATAATATTGATTACTTACATTACCCGAAACTCTAAAAATTCGATTACCATTAAATGACATGCTATAAAAATCAAAAAATAACTCAGATGCGCCATAAATTCCACTAACTCCAAGAAATCCAGTTCTGAAGATATAAAAAATATCATTCAGTATATTATAATTTGTTGTTGATAGTGGAGTAATATTGGTTGTTTGAATCACCCCATCGCCTGAAAAAGTTGTACCAGGATAAGTCACTGGAAATCTGATAGATTTTGTTCCGTTGGGGTCATTTAATACTTCAATACTATATGTGGTAGAAGATGCGCCGAGGAAAGTATAAGTATTTCCAGAAGTTGTACCTAATGAAAAATCCACAGAACTTTGAACTATTCCATCAACTAATGAATAACCACTAAAAAAAAACATCTGTTGAATAGTTGTCATGATAATCCTGCTCCAGAAATTACAAATGTATTAGGTGTAACGACACAAAGAACAGTACATACACCTCTTTGTGCCAATATTCTATCTGCATTTATTGAAGTTCCGGCAAGATACATTGTTACTCCTGATCGAGAAATTGTTTGTGATGATGCAGAATTATTATAGATTGTAATTGCATCACCTGCACTGAACACACCAGATGGAACAGTAACTCCACCTGTGGTGGTATTAATCAATTCTCCAACATCTTCTATTACAAGAGTATAACTAGCAGATTTCGCATTATTTGGAAGTTTTCTAATATTTCCACCTACATCTGCAACTATTGTTGATGTTAATGTTCCAGTTGATGGATTGTATGTGAGTTTACTTGATGATGTTCTAAAATCAGCACTAGATGAAGATGTTGAAATTGTTGGATAATAAGTTGAATTTGTACTGGTATCATCAGATAATAATGCAGTAGATTTTCCAACAGCAGAAGTAACCGCCCAGGTACGGTAATTGGAACCAGCAGAATAAGTTTGAGTACTATATCTTAAATAAACTCCATTATAATATTTTGCCGCTGCTGGAACTGTTGCGGATACCAATGTCCAAACATTAGAAGTATAACTTCCAACAGTAACAGTACCTAAAATATTCCAGATTGAATTGTCATAAGAATATTCCAAATATAGATCATCATAAGCAGTATCTCCCCATCCACCACCACCTCGGTTTACATAAAATTGAATAATATCGACTGCTGCAAGACAAATCTTAGATCTGTTGGTTATTCTTCTGGGAGATCCATACCATCCAGGATAAAGATCCGCTTCACCAAATACTACAATTGAAGTTGTGGATGGAACTTGAGTAGCTGAATTCATTCCAGATACTGATCCAACAGTAGTTAATCTTCCCCCAGATGTAGGAGTTGGAAGATCCACCGTATCTTGATTTAATAAATCAATTACACTAAAACTACTTGGACTATATGATTGATCAAATTCATTAATTGTTGTTACTATTGAAGTAACAGCCCAAGTACGATAAACATTTGCAGTACCATAAGAACCATTATTAAATCTTAAAAATACACCATTATAATACTTTGCCGCTGCAGGAATTACAACTTCTCTTAGTGCCCATACGTTACTGAATACCTCTGTATATCCATCATAACTAGCAACGCCTACAGTATAAAGTGTAGTCCAACCACTAGTCCCATTAATAGAATATTCCAAGTATAACGGATCGTATGCTATATCTCCCCATCCACCACCACCTCTATTTACATAGAAATATAAAGTTTTTAGTCCTGCAAGAAAAACCTTATTTTTAATAGTGACTGTTCTTGTAGAACTAATATATCCATTACCATCAAAAACTATAATTGGAGTTGTGGATGGAACTTGAGTAGCTACTGCCATTCCAGTTACTGATCCAACAGTCGTTAATCTGGTTCCTGGTTGAGGTGTTGGTAGATCAAAATTATTTGAAGATGATAAATCTAATAGTGCAAGAGAAGTAGATCCTCCAGATGAACCAGTAGATCCTGCTGCACCATCTAAATCAAATGTTATGGAAGTAACAGCCCAAGTACGATAAACACTTGCAGTACCATAATAACCATTATTAAATCTTAAAAAGACGCCATTATAATACTTTGCCGCAGCTGGAACTGTAATACTCAATAATGTCCATACATTACTATCTTGAATATCTCCATCATCAATCGTCCATAAAGTAGTCCAACTAGAACCGTCAATAGAATATTGTAAATATAAAGGATCGTATGCTATATCTCCCCATCCACCACCACCTTTATTCACATAGAAATAAACTTTACTTACTGATGTTAGAAAAACCTTATTCTTAGTAGTGACTGTTCTTGTTGAATTATTGTAACCATTACCATCAAAAACTATAATTGGAGTCGTGGATGGAACTTCAGTTCTTGAATTCATTCCAGATACTGATCCAACAGTCGTTAATCTGGTTCCTGGTTGAGGTGTTGGTAAATCAAAATTATTTGAAGATGATAAATCTAATAGTGCAAGAGAAGTAGATCCTCCGGATGATGCTCCTCCAGATGATCCTGGAATAGAAAAAGATGCTACTATGGAAGTAACAGCCCAAGTACGATAAACAGTTGCAGTACCATAAGAACCATTATTAAATCTTAAAAATACACCATTATAATACTTTGCCGCAGCTGGAACTGTAATACTCAATAATGTCCATACATTACTATCTTGAATATCTCCATCATCAATCGTCCATAAAGTAGTCCAACCACTAGTCCCATTAATAGAATATTCCAAGTATAAAGGATCGTATGCTATATCTCCCCATCCACCACCACCTTTATTCACATAGAAATAAATTTTATCTACAGTAACAAAATATACTTTATTTGGGGTGGTAACTGTTCTTGTACTACTATATATACCATTACCATCAAAAACTGCAATTGGAGTTGTGCCTGGAACTTCAGTTCTTGTATTCATTCCAGTTACTGATCCAACAGTCGTTAATCTGGTTCCAGAATTATTGGGATATGTTGGCAATATTGCTGTATTTGATGTTGATAAATCAAAAACTGCAAATGAGTTTGATCCACTACTTGATGAAGATCCGCCAGAAGCACCCAATTGATAAATTAGTGATGTAACTGCCCAAGTATCATTTCCAGAACTTGGAGATGTGGATTGGGCAAATCTTAAAAAGACGCCATTATAATATTGAGAACCTGTAAAATTACTAAGTATAATTTCTCGTTGTGTCCATACATTACTAGATAATACCGAATAATCTACAGAATCTATAGTAGTCCAACTAGAACCATTAATCGAATATTGTAAATTTATTGCATCAAAAGGAGTATCTCCCCATCCACCACCGCCTCGGTTTATATAATAAAATAACTTAGTTACTGATGTTAAATAAACTTTATTAATATTTGTTAAAGTTCTAGCACCAGTGCCGTCAAAAACTGCAATTGAAGTCGTGCCTGGAACTTGAGTATCTACATTTATTCCAGTTACTGATCCAACAGTTGTGAGTCTCGCACCTGCCCCTACAGTTAATGTTCCAGATACAGAAGTATCCATTAAAGCAAGACTTCCACCACTTCCACTAGTGGCGACTGAAGCAGAAGCACCTTGAAGTCCTTGGGTATTCTGAGTACCTTGAGCACCTGCTCCACCTTGAGCACCAGAACCGCCAGTAAATCCTTGAGCACCTTGACGACCTTGAGCACCTTGTGATCCTACACTACCTTGAGCGCCTGTAGAACCAGTTTGTCCAGATACTCCTTGAAGACCTTGGTTACCTTGAGCACCTTGACGACCTTGAGTACCTTGATCACCTACAGCACCTTGAGCACCCGAGAATCCACTAAGACCTTGAATACCTTGGCGACCTTGAGTACCTTGGAAACCTTGTGGCCCTTGAATACCTTGAGCGCCTTGATTTCCTGCAGTTCCTTGAATACCTTGAGCACCTTGATCTCCTTTAATACCCGCCTGTCCAGTCAATCCTTGAGTACCTTGATAACCTTGCGATCCTATAGATCCTTGAGTACCTTGATTTGCTCTTCCTTGAATACCTTGAGCTCCTTGGAACCCAGCAGATCCTTGAGCACCTTGTGAACCAACACCTTGCAATCCTTGAATACCTTGAATTCCTTGATTACCTTGATTACCTTGAGTACCTTGGAAATTACTCAAAAATCCTTGAAGACCTTGAATACCTTGATTACCTTGCGTACTTTGAATTCCTTGAGCACCTTGACCAACAAATTCACCAGAAAGTCCTTGAGCACCTTGAGTTCCTTGAGCACCTTGAGTTCCTTGAGCACCTTGTCCAACAAATAAACCAGAAACGCCTTGAATACCTTGACGACCTTGAGTACCTTGAGTACCTTGATCACCCACAGTTCCTTGACTCCCCACAGAACCAACTGATCCACTAATACCCTGAAATCCTTGTGATCCTATGGATCCTTGAATACCTTGATTTGATAATCCTTGAGTACCCTGATTTCCTTGAATACCCTGAAATCCTTGAGATCCTATAGATCCCTGAGTACCTTGATTTGATAATCCCTGAGTACCTTGAGTACCTTGATTTCCTTGAGTACCCTGAGATCCTTGAGATCCTTGAGTACTCTGATTTCCTTGAACACCTTGATTTCCTTGACGACCTTGAGTACCTTGAGCACCTTGACCAACAAATTCTCCACTTATACCCTGATTACCCTGATTACCCTGATTACCTTGATTACCCTGAGTCCCTTGAGTACCTTGGGCACCTTGAGAACCTTGACGACCTTGAGTACCCTGAGTACCCTGAGTACCTTGAGTACCCTGAGTACCTTGAGTACCTTGGAAATTACTTAAAAATCCTTGAACACCTTGAGCACCCTGAGTACCTTGAGCACCCTGAGTACCTTGAGCACCCTGAGTACCAGAAGGTCCAGTAGAACCAATTCCAGAAAGACTACTTGTTTTTATCCAATATCTTTTTCCAATTTCTCCCGCTACTGCACCTAAAAGGTATTGATCTCCTACTGGAAAAGGATTTGCAACAACAGATGATACACCAACTATTGGATCTCCTAAATCTGGTTCTGCTTGCTCTAATCCCAGATATTGGTAACGATCCGATGTAATACCAGTTTGTCCAAATCTTTTTACTCTTCCAGAATTATATTTTGTCATTTATTTTATTACTGCTTAGCAGTTTCAAGAACACTTAAAATAAGATTCAATACTCCATTTGCATTTGCTTGAATTTTAATAGCATCATTAGTTTCTAATGCCAGTCTCCCATCAGAAACCAAATTATAAGCATCATTTGGAGGAATTGAAACTGCATTTGCAAAAACATAATCCGTAGGACTATCCGTACCCCTATAATGTGATGCTGTCACTGAATATGTACTTGCAGATGCTCCTACGGAAATATTAGCAACTTTGGAAAGAATAACAATTGAAGATACTCCAATTGGGCAAGTATAAATTCCAACATTATTTGTTGTAATTCCGACTCGTATTGTTCTAAATTTATTAAGTGCAATTGCTGCCATTTTTTTAACTCAATGCAATGATTAGGGGTGTTACTGTATTTAACAGACTTTGACTGAACGCCCTTCCAGAAATAGTACCAGTTAATTGATTAATTACAACGCCATCACCAATTTGGAAGTTACCGCCTTGATTTGTACTGGTATAAACAACTTGTCCACCATTACGTTTATCAGTTTCATTTTCCTGAATAGTAACTCCACCCAATGCGGGTTTTGCAGTATTAATATCTGTACCAGATCCTACCCATTCAAGTGAAATTGATGTTGCAATCTGAAGGCTGATTCTTGAGAAATAAACTGTCGTACCAGGATCAACACTATTATTTAGATTCTGTGTCAGAATAACAGTTGAGATGCCAGAAACAGGAAGTGTTGCAGTTTGAATCGTATAATATAAAGGATATAATACTGCTGTTGCATCACCACCAACTCCAGATCCTCCAGGAGCATTGGAAATTGTTACATTAGGAACTGTTGAATATTGACTTCCAGTACTAATAACATCAATGGAAGTTATAATACCATTTTCATCCACATTTGCGGATGCTTCTGCACGAATTCCACTAGGACCTTCTGGAAAATCAATTGTCACATTTGGTGGATTAAGTTGACTATATCCACTTCCACCATTAGTAACTTGAAGAGAATTTATTTGATAATATAATTCTCCAAAATAAATTGCCTGACCATCATATGGACGTTGCCCGCCCAATCCAGAAATTGTCACAGTATCAGTTTCAATTTCAGCACTATTAACTACTTCACCAGTATAACGGTAAATTGATTTTGTCTCATAATCTCCAACACCATCAGATACTAGTCCATAGTTTCCGAATGAACAGTTGGAGTTTGTAATGTCGCATTGTCCACCAGACTTAGTAAAGATGCCAATATCATCGCAAATTGTAAAGATCGAAACTAACTGAGAATATGCACCATTTGTAATTGAGCATCCAATTCCACCTTGATTGTATTGTGTATAAGAGTCAACACTCATGGTCCCAGTTACACCAATATCTTCTGCCTCTCCAGGTTCTGCGTTAAATCCATCAACTCTCATTCCAATACTATCTGGAATAAAGTTTGTACAGTTTCTAATATAAGGACCTTGAGTAATAGGACCAACACCCTTAGAATATGGAGGAAGAACTACGCCACCAGTAACATACTTATGTGCCATTGGTGCTGTACCAACGTTAACAGTAAATGTACTTCCAGTGCCAACAACACTTAATACTCTAAAATCATATCCATTATTTCCTGTTGGATAGATTGTAGTTGTTCCAGAACCACTTAAACAAGAAAACTCCAAATCACGAATGGTTACAAAATCTCCAACTCTCACATTCAAATTTGGAGCAGTGATTGTGGTAATTCCAGTTAAATTATTATATGATGCAGTGGTAACACCTACTGAACGATTTATAATATATCCTCCAGAAACATATGTATGTGGAATAGTACTAATTCCAGTATAGATGTCAAATGTCCCATTTGGATAGACTTTTTCAATATAAAACTCATATCCATATCTTCCAGATGGGAATAATTGAGTCGATGTTGGTCCACCAGATGAACAAGAGAAAAGTAAATCACGGACTTCGATAATATCACCCTTTTTCAAAGAGAATCCTTGTGATGTAATTGTTGTTTTACCACTCTTTTCATCATAAATTGCATTTTGAATTTTTCTAATCGAATCAAATCCAGATCCCCTATTTCCGGGATATGTGGTATTAAATCCAACATATGCAAATGCTGTAGATCCAAATCCTACAATTGAAGTTACAATGCCAACACAAGATTTTAATGCTGATGCAACATCGGCACACGAAGCAATAACATCATTAAATCCGGTTTTAGGATCAACTTGCATTGCAAGATCTTTGATTTGTGTGTATTGATTTTGGAAGTTTGTGTATTTTTGAATTGTTCCACCCGAAACATAAGTATGTGGTAAGGTTGATTGTCCAACTACAACTTCAAATGTGTTCACTCCAACTATAGATTTAACTGGGAAAATATACCCAAGATTTCCACTTGGATATAATAATGTTCCAGGTCCAGAAGGGCAAGTGAATCCAAGACCAGCAATCTTTACTGGATCATTTTTAGTCAATCCGTGGTTTATTGCGGTTATAGTTGTAATACCTGTATTTGCATCATACACAGCATTTACCACAGTGGTTCCCAATCCAACAGGATAACCTCCCCAGGAGCAGTTATTAATTACGGCTCGGGCAATATTGAATGAATAATTAAATGTTGAGATTGTTTGTTGAACTTCTCCAGGATTATGAAGAATTTGTGGAATTAGATTCCAATTAGAATCATAATAAGCTTTACCTGCCGCAACCGATCTAGAGTTTCCACCTCTTGTAATATCATGAATTATACACTTCCATACCGATCTAACATCATCTGAACAATCTCCACTTTCAAGTACAACACCATAACGAACTGATGGTGCAGTTAATGTACTTGCTGCCCCAATCATATTGGTCACAATACCGACAAGTTGGCGAATAGTTGTTCCGACACCAACACATCCACCATTTACAATAATTACCGATGCATCTTTGATTTGGGAAACACTACCAATTCCAGATTGATATGAAATTGGAGGAGTATAATTATTAATCACATGAGTTGCAATTCCTGCAGCATAATTTAGTGCAGCAATTGTTGCTCTTTGAGTTGCAATACCAGTAATATGAATTAGACCACCAGAACTATTGAAATATGAATATCCCGCACCAATTGATTTGCGATTACTGTTTGCCTTAAGATCATAAGAAACAGCATTCATAATGCTGACAACATCTTCCCTACAGTTTGTATAATCTCCGCTTGATAATGTAAATCCATATCCAACAGGTGATGTTAAGAATCCAACTGCTTCTGCAGAAATATAATTTAAGTTCTTATCAATTAGTCTTGCAGCATCTTGCTCTCTGTGACTGCCTGCAAATCCACTAAATCCACTTGTTAAGAATCCAACAGATTCTTTTGCAATATAATCTAAATTCAAACGAATCATTCTTGCTGCATCAAAGAATCTATCTGTCGCCACACCAGATAGTGGTTGTAAAGAAACGACAGCAGATCCACTGGTCATATTTGGTCCAATGAAACTTATATTAGTAATGTGGCATCCATTGTTTACATAGAATAGATCCTGATCTGGATATTGTGGTGTTACTACACAGTTACGAAGTTCTGTTCCCTGTACTGATACTGTTTTTGCCAGAACAATTGGATTATTTTCAACATATACTCCCGGAAATACTTTAATTGTGTCTCCAAACAAAGCAACAGAGGCAGCTGATTTGATAGTTCTTTTTGGATAATTTTCTGCTAATCCAGTATTATCATCATTACCAGTTTGAGAAACATAAATTGTTTTTCCAATTGGACGATATGCATCAACAGTTACCCTACCTTTTCCTGGATTTTGTGTTGAGGTAATATCAATACCAATACCAGGTACTAATTGCGTTACAATTCCAACTAGATTTACACCACTACCAAAATATTCCGTGGAAGTTGTTGTTCCTACAACTGTTAAAGTATTTGTTACAATACTTGTTCCAATACCAACACTACCGGATGATGGATTATAAACTAATTTTTTAGAAGAAACATATTCATTATTTGTTGTTCCACTTGTTTGTTTTACGAATGTTAGATAATCAACTTCATTGGTAGTATTATTGTCTTCTAATACTATGACTCCAGAACCAGGAATTCCTTGAAGACCTTGGTTTCCTTGAGTACCTTGGCGTCCTTGAGTACCTTGAGTACCTTGAGTACCTTGAGGACCTTGAAAAGATGCTGCACCCTGAAGTCCTTGATTAGCCTGAAGACCTTGGCGACCTTGAGTACCTTGAACACCTTGATTACCCTGAGTACCTTGAACACCTTGATTACCCTGAGTACCTTGAGTACCCTGAGTCCCTTGAAAAGATGCTGCACCCTGAAGTCCTTGATTACCTTGTGTACCTTGTGTACCTTGATTACCTTGAGTTCCTTGGAAATTACTTAAAAATCCTTGAACACCTTGGTTTCCTTGAGTGCCTTGAGTGCCTTGAGCACTTTGTTGTCCTTGAGTGCCTTGAAATCCCTGATTACCTTGTGTACCTTGTGTACCTTGATTACCTTGAGTACCTTGATTACCTTGAGTACCTTGGAAATTACTTAAAAATCCTTGAACACCTTGGTTTCCTTGAGTACCCTGGTCACCTTGAGTACCTTGGAATCCTTGAGTACCTTGAGCACCTTGAGTACCTTGGAAATTACTTAATGGTCCTTGAAGTCCTTGGCGACCTTGATTACCTTGCGTACCTTGATTACCTTGCGTACCTTGATTACCTTGAGTTCCTTGACGACCCTGATTTCCTTGAGTACCTTGAGCACCAAGGCCTTGATTACCTTGAAGTCCCTGAGTACCTTGGAAATCACTTAATGGTCCTTGAAGTCCTTGAGTTCCTTGGAAATTACTTAATGTACCTTGATTTCCTTGAGTACCCTGGCGCCCTTGAGCACCCTGAGTACCTTGAGTACCTTGGGCACCTTGAGTTCCTTGGAAATTACTTAAAAATCCTTGAACACCTTGACGACCTTGGGGACCTTGAATACCTTGAGCACTTTGTTGACCTTGAGTACCTTGAGTACCTTGGAAATTACTTAATGTACCTTGGTTTCCTTGAGCACCTTGGTTTCCTTGAGCACCTTGAGTACCCTGGGACCCTTGAAAAGATGCTGCACCCTGAAGTCCTTGATTACCTAATCCTTGAGTACCTTGAGTACCTTGATCACCTTGAGTACCTTGATTTCCTTGAGTACCTTGGAATCCTTGATTTCCTTGTAGACCCTGGCGACCTTGATTTCCTTGTAGACCCTGGCGACCTTGGTTTCCTTGAGTACCTTGATTTCCTTGATTTCCTTGAAGACCTTGATTTCCTTGATTTCCTTGATTTCCTTGAAGACCTTGGTTTCCTTGATTACCTTGAGTACCCTGGTCACCTTGAGTACCTTGGTTTCCTTGATTTCCTTGAGTACCTTGGCGCCCCTGGCGTCCCTGAGTACCTTGAGTACCCTGGTCACCTTGAGTACCTTGGTTTCCTTGATTACCTTGGGTGCCCTGGTCACCTTGAGTACCTTGGTTTCCTTGATTACCCTGGCGACCTTGAGTACCTTGAGCACTTTGTTGACCTTGAAGACCTTGATTTCCTTGAATACCTTGATTGGAAAGTCCTTGAGTACCTTGGGCGCCCACGCGCCCTTGAGCAGCTTGAGTACCCTGGCGACCCTGATTACCTTGGTTTCCCTGATTACCTTGGACACCTTGATCACCTTGAGTACCTTGGCGACCTTGAGTACCTTGGAAATTACTTAATGGTCCCTGAAGTCCTTGGCGACCTTGAGTACCTTGAAATCCTTGGCGACCTTGAGTACCTTGAGCACCCTGAGTACCCTGAAAATTACTCAAAAATCCCTGAACACCTTGATTTCCTTGAAGTCCTTGAGTACTTTGGTTTCCTTGAGTACCTTGGAAATCACTTAATGGTCCTTGAAGTCCTTGAAGTCCTTGAGTGCCTTGACGACCTTGAAGACCTTGAAGACCTTGAAGACCTTGATTACCTTGAGTACCTTGGAAATCACTTAATGGTCCTTGAAGACCTTGAAGACCTTGAAGACCTTGAAGACCTTGATTGCCTTGGTTTCCTTGAGTTCCTTGGTTTCCTTGAGTGCCTTGACGACCTTGAAGTCCTTGATTACCTTGAAGACCTTGAAGACCTTGATTACCTTGAGTACCTTGGAAATCACTTAATGGTCCTTGAACACCTTGAACACCTTGAGTGCCCTGAGCACCTTGACGACCTTGAGTACCTTGGTCACCTTGAGTGCCTTGATTACCTTGAGAACCAAAACCACCAGTAAATCCTTGAGCACCTTGACGACCTTGAGTACCTTGGACACCTTGATCACCTTGAGTACCCTGAGTACCCTGATTGCCTTGGTTTCCTTGAGTACCTTGAGTACCTTGAGTACCTTGAAATCCTTGAGTACCTTGAGTACCCTGGAATCCTTGATTGCCCGGAGTACCTTGAAGTCCCTGTAGACCTTGGCGACCTTGAAGACCTTGAGTACCTTGTCCAGAAAATTGCCCACTTGTACCCTGAATAGCTTCGACGGATGCGTATCCTAGATTATTCCAAGGAGTAACTCCATCACCAAACTTAAAGCGATTAGTATCAGATTCAATACCTAAAGTACCAGCTGATAAAATTTCATTTTCAGATTCCCATTCTGAAGCTAATTGATATTTACCATCTTGAAGATTTGGTGCAATAATATTTTTAAAAAAAGTTACCTTTTCATTAAAATAAGATTCATTTCCAAATACGGTAATATCTGCCATTTTATGAACCTATCACTGTAGTTTTTGCTATATCAAACGCTTTACCAACAATATCTCCACCAACAAAACTTCCAGAAAATATTTGACTACCAAAAGATTGTTTAATCGCATTTCCAGTTAAAGCATCAATATCAGCTTTATTACCCTTCATTAAAATTCTACCAGATCCAGAATTTAATGTAATATTTCTTCCCGCTTTAATATCTACGTCTTCATCTGCATCTATCATTATATTTTTCCCCTTAATTCTAACTGAACCATTTCTCATTGCTGTAATAGTAACATCTCCACTCATTCCCGCAATTACAATGTCTACCCCGTCACTACTTTCCTTATTTCCTGCAATAATTTCAATATGCCTATCATTATAAATTCTATATGATCCAGATTCAGTTAAACCGACAAGATTGACATCATTGTTGTCAGTTACTCCATAAAGAGCATAAACATTTGTTCCGTTGGATCCCATTTGGGGATTAGTAACGTCAATTCTAAACTTTGGACCTAAACTCCAAATATCTCTTGCTTCCCAATTTTGATTCGGTCTTTCTGCCATTTTATGTTATACAGTCAACTACTATTTTTAATTCTCCCTGAGGAGTTGTTGAAAGTTCTCCAACAATTGGTTTTAATATTGCTCCAACACCAGTTTTCGATTTAATTTTAATAACTGGTAAATCTGATATTGTCATACTATTTATTGGTCGTCTCTGAGTAAGTTTTTTATTAGTATTGGTATTGGTACTAGAAACTGTTAGTCCAGGATTTTCTTGAATGATATTTGATATGATTTCTGGGGTCAGGGTGTCTTGTAAGGTTATGGAAACTGACGTAACAGTTCCAACATCATCAACAATTAGATTGTAGGTATTATTATAATTATCAGTTCCGACATCTCCAGCATTGTATCCTATTCCACCATTAATAACTGCAACTCTAACAACACCATATGGTTTGTATTGTGGATTTGTTTCAGCAGTAGATACTGATGATTGGAAATTAACATCTCCTAAAGGATAATTTTCACCTTCTGATACCATATAAATCTCAACTATTTCACCAGCATCATTAATTATTGATCTAGCAACAGCCCCATATCCTTGATTACAATTATCGACAAATTCTACAAATGGTGGATAACGATATCCCGATCCAGCATTATCTAATCTAACTCCAATTATACTTGCGGTTCTTTGTTCGGTAATATTATTATTGTTTAATACATTGTTAGCAAAATTTCCCAAAATTGCTGTTGCTGTTCCCCCAGATCCACCACCACCAAAAATACGAACTTTGGGAGGCCCACACGATGTTGGTTTCCCAGTATAACATCCCCCTAAAGGACTATTAGTTGCAGGGGTTTTTGTTCCTGCTCCAAAAATATCCCATTGACCATATTCTTGATTAAATGTGAAAGTTGGAGATGCTTCCGATAAAGTAGTATCTGTAATTGGAGAAATTAATGAAAAACTTGATCCAACATCATAATTTGTAGAAATTCCAGAATATGCCCTTTCAACAGAAATTTGATTGATTTTTGGATTTATTGAAGTAATTTTCATAATTTCAGAATTACTTGTAAGTAATCCATCAACTTCAAAACCATTCAAATTATCAAATAAAAGAGTATTATCGGTTTTAGTAACTATACTAGTTACTTTTCTTAATCCTACGTAATTATCTTTTACAATAGAATCATTTTCTTGAACATCTTTCACATATGGTGATAGTCCAACAGCTGCAGCAACATTCATATTATCCAATATACTTTTAAAGGTGCTCTCTTCATTTTCGCTTGATTTTGCACCACTTCCAATAGTCCATTCTTTAACAAGTCCAGAACATTTTCCCTTTGATTGGTTGCAATCAAACAATCCACCAATAGATTTAATTGAATCAATGCCACTACGAAGAAAATTAGCAACATTAAACCCCCCAATTAAAGATAGGAGTTTTTGCACCCCATTTAAAGGTCCTGCAAGACCTTGAACAATCTTATTAATAATTCCATTCATAAATGCACCAGAAAATTGATTTCCAGCACATGTAACAAAGTTGTCAACATTATCTAAGACAGATTTTAAAAGATTTTTTACAATACTGCCAAGTCCACTTACAATTTTTCCAGCAACACATGGAATTGCTTCTTCCAACTTTTTAACTGGATTAATCATAGCAGTTTGTGCTGCTACTCCTGCTAAATGTGCAATTCCAGGATTTAGTGTTGCTGCCAATACTTTTGCAAAAACTGTTTTAAATAATAATTGAAGACCTTTTTTAAGAAGTGGAATAAGTTTATTGAAAAGAGAGTTGAACATTTGTCCAACTATGTTATTTGCAATCGAAACTATTTTTTCAACCGAACGACTAATTTCTCCGGCAATATTTGAAACTTTTGAAACTCCATCAGATACCTTATCCAACAAATTAGTTACTTCAGTTATTATTCCCTTTACTGCAGTATCATCACAAGTATTTGCGAATACAATTTTTTTACCTACACCACTGTAATATGCAATTTCATCTTTAGTTTCTTTATTTGAATTTAATTTATTAATAACCTTTGGCGGAACATCTCTTGGAGATTTCTGAGATGTTGAATTTGATTCACTTGTTTGACTATTATATACTTTACCATTTGGATCTGCAACATTATCAGTATACCCAGTAAATGGAACGAATGGAGAAACATAGTCATTGGATGGAACTTGACTTGTTCTACCAAAAAGTCCCATAATTACAGGATTTTGTCCATTATCTCCGTCCAAGAAAAATCCAAAAACAACATCACCAGGTCGAAGTTTGGGATTTGTTGAGTAATTTGCTGCGCCAGATCCAGAAGTTGTTGGAAGAAGAACTTGCGCCCAGGGCAAATCTTCATTCTTAAGTTCTACATTATTATATGGGTGATAACCCATAATACGAACTTTACAACGATTTCCCCATCCACCACCATTAGTCTGCTTTCCTTGAGACTCAATTGGTGGAATTTGCCCAATCCACCAACGAAATCCATCTCTTCCTATAAAATTACTTTGAAGTAGTGATTGATCAATCATTTCTTTTTGGGTCCGAATGTATCTCTAATTAACTTCATAGAAGTATATGATCTTTCAACATCAAAATGATGGCATAATTCTTTTATCATATATAGACCACTTGTTTCTGAATCATATTCTTTTGCATCAGATTCGGAAATTTTGGGAAATTGACATTCGATAATATCACCTGCTCTCAAATTTGTATTTGAGGGAACCATAATACTCATAGTTTGTGTGAAAAGAGTGTTATATCTCATCAATGATTGTGATTGGTGTAATGATGGATCCGAATTTTGCGATGTAGATACGCCTGGATCCATTGTTCCAACATCCAAAATTTGACTCATAATTCTTGTTGGTACTTCATCGAGACCTAGATTGGAACTATTTGAAATTTTTGGAAGTTCTAATTTTTTACCTAGATTCTTTGTTTTTTTAGAATAATTATTATATGTAAATACAGTGTTTGAAAAATTAAAATCCAATGGATTGAAGAATAATCTTTGACTAGAATACGCCCCTAATCTAAGTTTTTCTATTAGATTTTGATTTTTATCAGTAATATAATTTAAAATTTTCAAATCATTATCATCTTTCTTATCTTCAGAATCATAAGAAGTTGTTGCTTCACTATATGTGTATGTTGCTTTTGGAGATTGTTCAATCAAATTATCAATAGATCTAAATTGGAATCCATCAATTGTTTGATAAAATAAAAATCCTGCTGTACCAGATCCAGAAGATTCGGGAACAGATTTTGATGCTAACCAAGTTAAAATTGTAAATGGTTTTCTCATATTTCCAACAAAACCATATTTGTTTGAGGTCTTATCAATTTTTCCAATTTTTTTCGCTATCAAATAGTCATTAAGAATTGCTCTAACAGAATTATCAATTGTTGATGATGGGTTAAATTTTTTTGGAACTCTAGAAGTTTCATTTGTAATTGATTCTCTTGAAGTTAAATGAAGAGTAAAACTTTCTCTTTGAGTCTCAGAAATTACATCAGTAATACTTGAAACATAAAGATAACCATTAGAATTTTTTGAAAAATCTAATCCTGGATTTTTTTCACTGTTTCCTGAAATTCTTATTGATAATCTCTCTCCACCTCTTAAAGGAAGTCCATTATAAATTGATTGCTTATCTCCATCTGGATTTTCTTTGGGAGCAATTACATTTCCAGTGTCCATTACTTTAATTTTGGCAGTAATGGTAGGTGAAAAAATATCTTCAAAATATTCAACTGCAATAGTACCACTACTAATATCAACAGTTCTACTTTGATCGTTTGATTCTATAATTAATTCTTCAAATATAGATTTTTTTATTGACATTATAGATACGCTAGCTCTAGAAGAAGTTTTTGCTTAATAAATCTATTTAACAAGTAAGTATTATCTACTTGACCAGTAGGTTTTTTTCCTTCTGTTGGATAAGATGCTACTGTGGTTTGTGGAGGTGGTGATGATTCGGGAACATCGACAACAATTGTTTGACCTTTTCTTTCTGGAGTAATTACTTGTTCAACATTTGATTTTGCTGTAGGATATAAATTTGCCTTCGCTGGTTTTCCAGAAAGATCCGATCCAGAAGATCCAGAAGCACCGTGAGAAACGGTAATTCCCTGACTTCCAACAATTTCTGCCTCTCTTCCATATCCTCCCCTATAATAGACCGAACCTACGGCAAAGGGAAATTTAGTTGCCGATCCTGGTTGAGATGGAAAAGTTCTTTGCACTGAAGGATTAGTTTCCTGTATATCAACTGCCATGCTGCTTCTTGCACCATGTGCTTGCTGTTCTGCAGCAATTTGAGATTTTAGAGTTGCATCATCTTTACTTGCAAAAATTCCAGCATTTCCAAAATAAACACTAGATCCTCTTGCAAACATTGCCTTTACAGCATAAAAGGCAACATCTCTAATTCTTGCAAGTATTGATGGATCATTTGTTTTGGAAGAATAATCCAAATGAAAATGTGTTGCATATAATTTATCTTTACCATTTCCAGATCCACCCTGAATAAATCCACCAGACCCACTTTGGGGTATAAGTGATAATCCAGTGGAAGTATTTGTAGGTTTTGTTGAGATTGTTGTTGGAGTTGGTTTTGCTGATTGTGTTGGTTGTGCCTTTGATACTGGAGTTCTTCTCGCCTGCTCAACAATTGCCCTTTCTTTAGTAGAGTATTTGGATCCTCCAGAAGTCCAAGGTGCTATTCCCCTTTCTTGCATTAATGCAAGTGCCATTCTATCTTGATTTTCGGGACTAAATTGATCGCTTGGTTTTAAACCTGCAGAATTCATTGCTCCTGGAAGAGTATTACCAATCATTTGATATTTTCCAGCAGCATGAACTCCCAAATCAGGTTTTGCGTTTCTTGGATATTTTCTTTCATTTTGACGATCAATGACTTCACCAATGGTCATATCAGTTAAATTTTTACCAATAATATCTTTTGAAGTTTTGCCTCCCATAGTTGATCCAACTATGTTTCCATTTTTATCAGTTCCTTGATTCATAGCATTATAATTGCCACCACTTTCTGGACCAGCAATAATATCCAATGCTTGTTTATGAATTCCTCCTACAGGGCTAGAAGGTGTTGATGGTTGAGGATAAAGTGTATTTGGCGCTTCTTCTCCTAATGGTGGTGCTTCTTCTTCAGTATCAGAAGATTGTGTAAGTGGTGTGGTTAATAATTTATAAGCTTGAAACAATTCATCATTTACAGATTGCATGGAAGAATTTAAATCTAAAAATGAATTTTTTACTCTGCCTGATTGATCAGTAAAATCAAAAGTTGCTATGTTAGTAACAACACTTGTTAAAAGAGTTCCAAAATTACTTATTATATTTAAAGTATCTCCTATAAAATCCGATATTAAACTTCCAACTTTAAATACTCTAGAAATAAATTCCTTTCCTATAAAAATTATTGTTGGCAAATTCTCAACTAACCATCCAGCAGTTAAAAATCCAAGAAATCCCAATAATCTCTGAAATGGTCCAGCAGAACTTGAACTAATCATTCTAAATCCACTTGTTGGATTTGTAGTTACTTTTGATGCTTCAATCCTATCTTCAATTTCCTTTCTTCTAGATGCTTCTCTTCTTCTTGCATCAAGAATACTTGATTTAAATGCCAATCTTTCCTTTTCTTTCGTATTAGATGATATTACTCTAGAAATTTTATTAATAGAAATATTAGATTTTAAGATTTGGTTTTTTGTAGTATTAATAGATCTATTAGCATCTTCGGATGCAAGTAAAGATAATCTAAAAGAACTGGATATAGATGCCATCTTACATTACCACATTATAATTTAACTGAGAATACAAGATATAAAAATTATCAGGGTTTGCTGAATTTATCAATGGAACATCAGTCATACTTTCACCAGTACTTGGAAAAACTTTCTGTGATTTTTGTGGAGATTGTCCAGATGATGTGACGATAACATTTGGTTTTGCTTCGGGCAAATTACCTACATTTGGAACTGGTTTTGGTATATTTTGAACTTGAGCTGGTTGTATATTTAATTTTTTCTCATTTGATTGAGTGGGTGAAGTTACTTCTGGAATATTTTGTTCATTTGTTTTAGACTCTACCTCTAATTTTTGTTCAGATTGTTTACTATCAAATGAATTTTCGATACGCTTAAATTCTGGATTTGATGTGTCAATATTGAAAGTATAATTACCAACTCCAGCAGTCATTGGTGTTTGTGGAGTAGATTTAATTTCAGGTTGTGTTGGTGCTGGTGAAGGTGTTGCTGAATTAATCTTTGGTTGTGTTGCTGTTACTGATGGTGCAGCTGCTGGTGAAGGTGTTGCTGAATTAATCTTTGGTTGTGTTGCTGTTACTGATGGTGCAGCTGCTGGTGAAGGTGTTGATTTTTGTGAATTAATTTTTGGTTTTGCTGTTTCTGATGATTTTTCTGCTGGTTTTGGTGCATTTGCTCCTGTAAGAAGGTCAGTACCTTTTCCTGCAAGTATAAATCCTGCAGCTCCACCAGCAATCATTCCTGGAAGTTTTAATGGTCCTGGCAATTTTGCCCCCATCTGAGCGCCTTTTTCTGCCCCATAAAGACTAGCAGCAGTTCCTGCTCCCGCCTGAACATTTGTTTGTCCCTCATTCTTTCTTTCTATAAATTCGGTAGCACCCAGAACAACATTAACGGCACCTTTAGCAACACCCTTAAGTACATTACCAGTATTTTTTAATAATCCACTAGTGGCACCCTCTGTTGCACCTTTAGTGGCGGCCGTTGTTGCGCCTTTAGCAGCACCACCACTAAAAATACTTTTTGCCGTAGATGTAACTGCTTTAATTGGAGCGGTAATAATTTTTCCAATCAATCCTGTAATTTTTGCAACAACACTTCCAAGTGTTTTAATAATTAAATTAAATCCACCTTTAATTGTAAAAAGAATTCCAGCGGCAATACCAAGATGTTTAATAATATTATTTTTAATCTCAGTAAGTTTACTCCTATCTCCTTGCTGCTTAGCATCAAAAAATTTAACTAACTCATTTGTTAGCCACCCAGCAAAAAGAAATGTGAGTGCCTTTTGAACATTACCAAAAATATCTTGAACTTTTGGTGTAAGTTTTTGAACTGGTATAAGAACTGCAGATTGTATTTTCTGCTCTATCTCATTTTCTTTACCAATTCTTATTTCCTGTTCTGCATATCTTCTTTGTCTTTCTGCTTCTGATATTAATCTAGATTGGTCGGAAGCACCATCTTGCTGAATTAATACTGCAATTTTTTCTAATCCAGAATTTAAAGTTACAACTTGCTGATTGAGATTTTTAACCTGAGTATCAAGTGCAATTAAAGATTGTTGATTTGTTTGTGCAAGTTGTAAATTTTGATTATTATTCTCTACATATTGGGATATAAAAGTAGTATCTCCCCTAAAGGATGAACTTGATATTTTTGTACTATTTAAAATTGCCTGCCTTACTTCTTTGGACAGCGGAGATCCTGTAATTGGATCTACTCCATTACTAGCAACTGATTTTAAATCAACTTCCGCCATTTGATTGATTCTTCAGATTTTCTTCTTCGATGTATTGTTGGAGAAGAGATACATAAATTTCTCTTTCCCAAGGTATCATATTTTCTAACTCCGTCAAAGAGTATTTATGATGTTGAATCAAAGCAAAGTTCGTTTTATAGTATGACGCAAGATCTTCATGCGACATACCTAAGCGAAAAAACTTGACAATCCCTCTAAAACAACTGTGCTTTCAACATTAGTATTTGGATTTTTGAGACTAACAGTATGAGAAAGTTTTGGCATAGTCTCAAAGAATTTTTCAATTTCTTTAAATTGATTAGAAGTTAATTGCTCCAAAAATTGAATTAGATCTTTGTTGGAAAAATCACTTGCATTCCAAGACTCTTCTTCGCTATAAACTTGCTCAATGCATGAACAGATCAGGTCAAAAGTATCATCAACACTAACATCATTAGTATTGGAAAAATTACTTTTAATAAATTCCTGTATAGATGGATACTTCATTCTCATTGTCAAAGCATCGTCCAATTTAATATCCCGAGAATGTTGATCACTAACTTCAACTTTAATTTCGTCAAGATTGATACTTACTGGTACTTTTGTTACACCATCATCTGGGCAAGTAATCAAAACATTTACAGTTTCTCCTACAGATTTTCCACGAATATTTAAAAATAGATATTCAATATCAAATGTGGATAGTTTTTCAATTTTGATTCCTCTTGTAATCAAACAGTTTGAAATTACATTTTTAACAGCATCTGCAATTTGCTTGGAATCTTCACTTTCCATTGCAATGATAAGAATTTTTTCTTCCTTTACAAGAAATGGTCTATATTTAATTGTTTTTTTAATTGAAGGAATTTCCAACTCATATGTTGGTGTAGAGATTGTTGGTAAAGGCATAATGACCTATAGAATTCAGTAAATTTATTTAGGGTCAAATTGTTTGAATAGGATTGTATGGTCCACCAACTCCTCTTGGTCTTGGATCATCCAATCTTCCCGTACCTTGATTTAGATTTCTCCAAAGCATTTCCTGCTTACCAGTAGCAAGTTTATTTGGCAATACACTATTGTCAATTGTAGCAGATGCTGGTATTAAATTATTGTTAATATTTTGATAAATTGATAAACTAGTAGTTCTTCCTGCAATATAACGATCAAATTGGAATGAAACGTTGATGAGCATTATATTTGAAGAACTATATGAAACTGGAATTGAGGATATGCTTAACGGGAAAAGTCCAATAAAGTTATACTCAATTTCTGCATTATAATCTCGATCAAATTTAATTATTTTTGTGGATTCCGATTTATAGTATTTTGGATACTGCATCCTAACAAAATATGCCTGAGATTCTTGCCGAATAGGATTAGAAACTCCTGCAATTGGATTATAAGAACCACTCGTAGTGAATTCCATCCAATATTCTAAAAATTTTAATATATTATAATTACTATCAACATAAAATTCCATCGAAATTTGAGAATAAACTTTCGAATGGGCAAATTTTTCTTGAACTCCTATATGATTATAAATCTCCCCAGATCCCAATTGAAATGTTGGAAGAGATGTGGAAGAACACAGAAGTCCAGCATCATTGGTAATAAATCTTTGAGTTATTCCTCTCCTATCCAAATAGGACAGCAATTGACCACTAAATCCACCAAATTGAACTTCATAGTGTGAAGTTTGGGCAAGATTTGAAAATAGTGGTTTAATGTCCGATATTCTACGCGGTGAAGCCACTCTAAATACCTATTATATGTCGTATTAGTATTTAGATGTCATATAAGGGAAAATATCAACCAGCATTCCCCAAAAAGTATAAGGGCGATCCATCAAATATCACATATAGGTCTTTGTGGGAACGTAAATTTATGGTGTATTGTGATACTAATGAAAATATTTTAGAATGGGGAAGTGAAGAATTGGCGCTTCCTTATAGATCTCCAATAGATAATCGCATTCATAGATACTTTCCAGACTTTTATATTAAGGTCAAAGAAAGTAACGGTTCAATTAAGAAATATCTAATTGAAATCAAACCAAAAAAACAAACAGTAGAACCAATACCACAAAAAAGAAAAACAAAAGGATATATCTATGAAGTTTATGAATATGCTAAAAATCAGGCAAAATGGAAAGTGGCGCGGGAATTCTGTGAAGATCGCCAATGGGAATTTAAAGTTTTAACCGAAGATGATTTGGGGATTAAATAATGGCATCTAAATTAACTGGATACGAGAAACAATTAGACAGTTATACTAAAAATGAATTGGTCGAAATTGCACAGAAATATACAATTTATTATATTGGAGAATCTGGTCAAGGAAAAACATCTGGTTATAGCAAATTAACAAAAGAAAAGTTAATTTCAATTATTCGTAATGATAATGACTATAAGGATGCAAATCCAAATATTAATAATAGACCAGTTAATAGAATTCAAAGACTGGTTAACAGTTTATATGGAACTGAGGAACCTGAGGAACTGATGGATTATATTTTGGAAGCACTGTCTGATGGAGGAAGTTCAAGTACATCCAAAGGAAAATACTACACCTTTTTATATTATGCAAAAACTCCAAGAATAACTTACGATCAACATCCACTTATTCTTGCTGGCGATTCTACTGCAAATGGATTTTATGGATTCAATTATCACTGGGGAAAAGTACGCCGATATACTTATCCAGAAGCTGCTAGTCCATTTTTTGAAGTTTCAGTTCGAGAATTTTATTCCTTGAAGCAACTTCCTTATGCAAAATATATTACAAAGACCTGATAAATAGTTAGAAAACAATAATGGCAGGATCTTTAAGATATCCGATTAAAAACATAGGAATAAATGATGATTATCTCAGAATAGAGATTGTTGAATATGTTCCACCTGGACTTGGGCAGCAAGGGCAAGGATTTGCATTGGGAACTACGGATCAAGCAATAAAAAATAATAAAAAACTATTACAGACGATTATATTACCAATACCACAAAATATTTCAGATTCAAATTCTGCTAGTTGGGGAGAAAATTCATTAGATTCTGTTGCGGGTGGACTTATGAGTGGAACTGCAGATGTAATGTCCTCATCAACTCCATTTAATACTGGATTAAAAGCAGTAAAAGGTGTAATTGATAAAGTTACGGGAGGAGTTACTGATGCTACAGGACAAAAAGCAGCAACGACAGCATTTACAGGATTAGCAGTACAAACATTATTAAGTGGAGAAGCAAATATTAATCAACTAGTTTCCAGATCAACTGGAGCAGTTATTAATCAGAATGTTGAGTTGTTATTTGGAGGAGTTACGATTAGAACACCATTTCAATTTTCATACGACTTGATACCCAGATCTGAAGAAGAATCGTTAGTGGTTAAAAATATTATTAGATTATTCAAACAAAATATGACAGCAAGTAAAGGTAGTGCAGAGTCTAATGGTGGAGGATTTTTTGTAAAATCTCCAAATGTATTCTTACTATCTTACATGAGTGGTGGAAAAATACACCCATTTTTAAACAAATTTAAACCTTGTGCTCTATTAAATATGGGAGTAAACTATACTGCTTCTGGACAGTATGCAACTTATTCAGATGCTACTCCAGTTCATCTACAACTAAGTCTTTCATTTCAAGAATTATCTGTTGTATATGCTGAAGATTATAATGAAGGAGACGGTACAATAGGAGTAGGTTACTAAAATGTCATACTTTAGAGAATTACCAAATCTAGAATATCAATCAATACTTTCTGATAGAGTATCTTCTGACGAATATTTAATTGTAAAAAATTTATTTCGTAGAGCAAAACTTAGAGAAGATCTTCAAAATGTTTTTACGATCTTTAATAAGTATCAAATACCAGATGGATCTAGACCAGAATTAGTTGCTAAAGAGATCTATAATAGCGCACAATATGATTGGATTGTTTTAATTGGTGCAGGAATCACTAATGTTAGGGATCAATGGCCATTATCCGATAGAGATCTTTATACTTATGCCGAAGAAATATATGGTGAAAATTTAAATGATATTCATCATTATGAGACTACGGAAGTCAAAGATTTAAAAGGAAGATTAATTCTTCCTGCAGGAAAAGTTGTTGATGCATCCTTCACTATACCAAACCAAAATTTGTTGACTCAAACTATAAATCCTGTAACTGGAATTACTAATTATGAATATGAAGTAAGAAAAAATAATAAAAAAAGATTAATATATGTTATCAAACCATCTTACTTAAAACAAATTATTAAAGATATGAGAAACAGTTTACTTTATGATGAATCTTCACAATATATTAATGAAAAATTGATTAAAACTGAAAATACTAGAAATACCTTACCATAAGAGTTCTAGATTCTTATCAAATATCATTACATATCGATGTTTGCGGGAGCGGTCTTTCCAGTCTCCTTCAGCACCTTTAATTTTGCCTCTAGAGTGTTTAGTTCCGTCTGCATAATAGAAATCTTTTTTTGCGTCTGTGAGTCCGCAATATTTAAAATTACAAGCGCGATAGATTGTACCATTATGGAAATCACTATCAGCGTAAGAGATGATTGCTTTAACTTCAGTATCCTTCCGTAACTGTCTAATCGCTCTTGAAACAAACCAAGAAGTGATATTATGCTCAGTTCGTTGAGTTTCGGGATGGATGCAGAGTCTTGATAACTCAAAAAGTCCTTGTTGTTCATTTCGTTCAAGTCCAAATGCACCTGTTGCAATTTCGGGAACAGGCAGTCCAGTAAAAATACAAACTCCTTGAAGACCACCAATATTTAATGGGCAAAAATCATTATTTTTATAAAGACCATAGTTATACCCAGATTTAAAATCTTTAGATATATCTTTAAGATAATGAAACTTCAGAAGTAACTCTGAAGATTCGGATTTACTTATGCGATCTATATAAAAATCTGACTTCATAAGAGTTTTTCTAAAGGATTTCTAATATCACTACCACTAAAATGATTTTTTAACAAATTTACTTGTTCTTTAAATTTTTCTTCTGGACAGCGTTGTCTGCCCAAATTAAATAATCTAAGTGCAATAACAACATTGCCAGGAATATAACCATCAAATTCGTCCAATCTTTCTAAACTTGGCGCAAGTGGATTATGAGATTCAAAAACTCCTTGTGGGTTAATTGGAAATCCTGTCCAATAACATTTGCCATTTTGGTTAAAAAATTGCTCAACTAAATACGTTTCATCAATAGTAACATCTAATGGTTCTGTTCTTTTGATTCCGTTTTTCTTTTCTTGTCCAGGTCGCGCAGCAGTTTTTGCTTTATGAATAAGTGCTTTCCAAGGATTTTTCATAATTAAAAAAATAGGGGAGAGGACTCTCAACTTCTCCCCCATTATAGCACAAATATCTTATTCTGCCAACTTTGCGAAGTAGGACAGAGTATCATCCTCATCTTCATCATATGAAGAAGACTTAGAAGAAGAACTCAGATTACTCAATTCGGTGCGAAGATCTTCATCAAGGTCACGAACTGGACCGCGAGAAGTCTCTTCCTCATCAGCAACCTCAGGGTCTTGACGACGAGCAGTCTTGTTGCCGAGAACATAATCAAGACGCTTCTTCAGTTCATCATAAGACTTGAACTGGTCAGCAGCAACGAGTTCTGCAAGAGAATACTGCTTCTTCCAGATTGCTTCCATTGCATCATCATCGTCCAGAAGAGCACCTTGTGCGGCAAACTCTGAAGAATCATAATTACGATAACCAGCAACATTCTTTGCCTTCAGTTTGAAGTTAGCACCCTGCCAGAAGTCAAACGGATCGATAGGAGTCTCATCTTCAAACTCTGGTTGCATTGCAGCAGTCAGTTTATCGAAGATTTTCTTACCAAACTTATAAAGGAACACTTTACCTTCGTTAGCAGGATTAGCAGGATCCTTGACAACATAGATGTTGCTCACATAAGTCAGTTTGCGCTTCTGCTTACGTGCTACTTCTTTACCAGCATCAGTACCATTGTTCCACAATTCGGAGTTGAGTTCCGATACGGGATCCTTCTGGTTCATGGTAGTAAGAGAATTCTCAATATACCAACCGCCAGGGCCTTGAAATGCGTGGGAGTACAGTTTTACAAACGGAAGATCTTCACCGTTAGGAGCAGGGAGGAAACGAATGACGGCATAACCATTGCCGCTCTTATCACATTCGAGTTTCCAAAGACGATCATCGCCAGATGATGTGTTATTATTCATTTTTTCTACTTCCTTGACCAGTTTTGCGGTCAGGGAACCAAGTTTAGATTGTTTCTTAAGATCAGAAAAAGACATTTGGATTCGTTGTGTAAATTGGATGTTTTGGATTTACTTAGATATTATAACAAAAATAATATCACTTGTCAATAAATTCCTTGAGAGACTCAATTGTTTTGTTCATACTATTGAAAAGTATATTCATATCTGTGTCAGGAGGAAATCCCATAATTGCCACAGATTTGCGAAGATTCTCTTTCATCTCAACCGCTTGTGGATCATCAGAAAGAGAAAGTCTTGTGTACATAATACGTTGCTTTTCTAGCAACTGAGTCAATTTATCAATGTGTTCCAGTTTATCTTCACGGGTCATCGAACCAAAAGTAAGAATACTTCCATAAATGAACTTTTGAAGTTCATTAATTTCTTCAAGTTCTTCCTGAATCAATTCAGAATCAAAGAATTTACTCATTTACAATTTCCCGTAAAAGTTTTTTGTACTGGAATACATCGATATTTAGAAACGGTTTGTATTTTTTAATTTTTAAACTTACGGTTTCCCACACTGGGTCCAAAAGTTTTTTATCAAACACATTCCCGAACTGGAATATTATATCATAAATCACCAGGGTTTCAATACCAATCTTCCCGCCCAGGAACTTTTTTAGAACTGGTGGATGTCCTTTCGAACAATTGAAAGCATCTTCTAATTTTGTTTCCGAGAGTAATTCTTCCGATTGTTCTTTGAACAAGTAGGTCAAACTCTGCTGTCGTTTCATCCACTCGACGTATGTTCTTTCTCCAGAATTTATAATTTCTCCAATCCATATGTTTTGTGGGTTATCGGCGGCAAGAAAATTGGCAAGAAAATAATCTACTATTTCTTTATCAGAATATTTACGACTGGATTTCTCAAACCAATATTTATCTTTGCGTTTGTTAAAAGAAGTTAGAGTTGCCCTTGACTTCCCACCATATTTAAAGAAATCGTATTTTGGATTTGTAAAATGACTTTTGAGTGAAAGATAATGTTGATAGGTCTCAAAAGGACTCATAGGGGCAATTTTGCTCTCGAAGTTTTTTTCATAAAGTTTAGGTTGATAGCATCATACTTCAATCTTTCTTTAAGTGGTTTTGATACGAGTTTCGTAATTGAATCTACTTCAATACCATTCACTTCACAATAGTGAACGATTGCATCAATATAGTTGCACTTTTCTTCTGCAACAATTTTTTCCACTTCCAGTGCAAACTTGGAAGGGGTGAGGAATTTATCCTCCATTACCTGCTCTAGTTCTTTATTTGGTTCCATACTGCTCAAGTTTATCTCCAACAAATTTTCTAATATATTGGACGAGCAATTTAAGGTACTTTGCTTTGTCGTATTCTTCATAAACTACACATTCTCCATTTTCACAAGACATAATGATAACAAATTTTTTGACTGGTATCTCAGTCAGTTCGTAATACATTGCTGCATAAGCACAGCACTGTACAAAATAATGGTCAATCCACTCACGTGGTTTGGGTTTTTTGGAAGTCTTAAAGTCGATGATCGCTAGTTCGCCATTATATTCAGCAATGCAATCAACGGTTCCCGCAACACCTAATTGCTTACTATATAGGGAACCTTCAAGAGCGTGAATATTATTTATATTATTCAGTTCCGTTTTTGCAATCTTAAAAAGAAAATCCGCCAGCGGCGCAACAGACGGCAAATCTTGATTTTTAAGATAGTTCTCCGTAAGAGAATGCATATCCGTACCGCGAGAAGTAGCCGCCTTAGTAATCTTCTCCGCCTCCGCCTCACCAATCCTTTTGCGCCACTTAACAAATATTTCACGATTAAAATGACTTGTAACAGAAGTAATTGAAACTAGTTTAAGAAGTTCTTCCTCGTCAGGAACTTTATAATATCGAATACCATCTATAGTCTCCCGTTCAAGTTTTGGGAGAATCACATCAACATGATTGAACATTAAAAACCTGCTTCTATTTTAGCAACAATGTATTCTTTGACAAGTCCAGAACGAACAATATCATCAACACCAAATTCTATTATATCAATAGATGGCATTTTACGCAAGATGCTCATAAAATCAACAATTCCATTACGCTCATTAGATTTCTGCAAATCCGACTGAGTAGCATCTCCACAAAACATAATCTTAGAGTTTTCACCAACACGAGTAATGATTGAATCCAATTCATGTGCCGTACAGTTTTGAAATTCATCTACAATAATGATTGAGTTATCAAGTGTCGTGCCTCTCAAAAATGAGGTACTCCAGAACTTAATCGTTTCCTGTGCCTTAAGATTACCATAAAGCATCTCAAACTCTGCATCAGAAGGCATCTGGAACATATACTTTACCATATTCTTATAAGGAATCTGATAGATATCCGATTTGTCTTCATAGGAACCAGGAAGGAAACCAATCTCCCTTGTAGCAACTAAAGAACGAACCAAATAGATTTTCTCATAAGGAGTTCTTTCATCAAGAACTTCACGAAGAGCATTATAAAGAGTGATGAAAGTCTTACCGGTTCCTGCACATCCATATGCGACAAGATGTTTACCTTCGGCATATGCGTCAAAAAGTTTGCCTTGATTATCCGTAAGTGGATCAATATCTAATAGATATTCGCTCCCGAGTGCCTTTTTCCTCTTTGCCTGACGGGTTGTAAGACCAACACCAATTGGTTGGTCGTTCGTCCTTTTTCTTCTTGCCATATTAAAGTTTTTTTATAGTTGAACCGGGCATTTTCTGTGCTTTTCCAAGAACATCATTCCATCCTGGATGTTTGTTGGCGAGTTTATCTCTCCATTCTCCAACCTCTCCTGGACTTGCGGATCCCTGCGACCAATCCCTTTGCCACTCAGGATTGTCCTGATACCACTGCGTGATGTCATGAACACTCATTTCAATCACTTTCGTCTCACCAGTTTCTTTATGAATAATCGGATAAATTGCCATGGGGTTTAATAATGTGTATCGTTATTTAGACCCATTCAAGGGCTTCTGAGACTGCTGGGAATTGTTCGGCAAACACTTTCTTACATGCCTCTGCAATTTCCATATGTTCTTTTTGAGTTCCGTGTGCAGAACGCAGATTGATATAATGAATCCACGACCTGCAAGAGCCTGTCATATAAATTTTTGTAGGAACTGCAAGTGGCAATACAAACCTAGCACACTCCTTTGCCACATCACACTCTAGGAGTTCCTTGTAGAGGTCTTGAGCGGCATCAAAATGATCTTGGATCTTAGAGTAGAGTTCTATCTTAAGGTCTGCTGGGAGGTCGTCTGTGGAGTTCTGGCGGTTCTTTGTGTCCTGCCTACGAAGTTCTGGTAGGGGAATATCCTCTGCAATCAGATTTGTGTCAGCATAACGTTGTGAGAACTCTTGGAATGTGAAGCTACGATGACGCAGAATTTGTGCGGCAATACCACGAGTAGTCTCAATCTCCAGTGTCATAGAAGACTGTTCAAACACAGACCAATGATTATGCTTAATGCAATAAGCAAGCAACTTGGAATAGTTTTCGTTATCCTGATTTGCAGGATTAGAAACTCTCGCAATAAATGCCATTGTTTTTTCTGCATCTGGTGTAATACTAATTAATTTTACAGTCATTTCTTTCCAAATCCTTTTGATGTTTGTTGTTCAATTTGTTCCAATTCTTGTTTTACACTTCGAAGTTGTGCTTTCATTTCTTTCAATTGTTCTCCAGAATAAAGATGATCTTGTTTGATCAATTTTTCCAACAATTTTACAAGTTCTTTTGCTTTATTAGTCATTATAGTCCTCAAAGATTTCGTCGTAATCTAATTCTCTTGGTTTAATATCATCATATCGATATGATGGTGTATCGGAATAAATTTCCGCCTTTAACGAATCAAGAAGAAGTTCCATATTTCGGATTATGAGTTTTAATTTGTCTTTGTCCATCCTTTATAGATCTCTCAAAACATTTTACATAAAAAAAAGGAGGGTGTCAACCCCCCAGTATATTATCGCATTGCCATTACAAGTTTTGCTTGATGCTTGCGTTGTTCTTTTTCCTTTTGCTGCTTGATTAAAACAAGTTGCCAGTTATTTTTATTTTTCACATTTGCTTGTGACATTAGGTTTTCTCCTTAGTGGTTTAGGTTAAAGAGCGTTCCTTCAGTCGGCGGTTGCGTCTATTTTACACTCTTTGGGAGTAATTTTTTTGATTTCCCAAATTAAATCGTTGCGAGTTTGTGGAGGCATATTTGCCTTCATAACTCTTCCAATGATTAACTTTGCTTGTAGACAACTAAGTAAGAGTGCTTCCATAGATGAACGATCCGTTCCGCGTCGGCTTACTTCCGACCCTTTCGGGTTGAACGTAGAGGTATTATACCCCCATTGCGGGTATTTAGTCAAATAATTCTGTAAAATGTGATACAGTTTTACTTGCGCTTTTTCTTTTCTGGAACACTATATCCCCAATTTCTAGGGTTAATCTTACCATAACCCCATCTAATACTACGAATAGTATTGCCTATTTTATCATAGTACATATCAAAAAGATTTACTCTTTTTCCACATCTTGTTAAATCATAACAAATCTCACCATCTACGATATATTCAACAATATATGCATCTGTTGGTACAGTATAATCTTTTGTTTCTTGTAATGTACAATTGTGTTTGAGTATTTCACACCCATAACGAGATTTAAGTTCTTTTATTTCCTGAGCGTTCCAAATATAATTGGAATCTTTATCAGATACTTTATTTTTTTCTGTTGACATTATATTTTCTGCAACTACATTTTTCAATTTTTTAAATCCACAATATTAATTAATAACAATATTAACCACGATTTCCCCAACAAATATCCGGATATGCTTGGGAAACAATGTCCTTTGAAATTTTATACTTTGTCTCTAGATTCTTATCTTTAGTAAGGCAGAGAATTTCCGATTCAAGTGGATGAAGTCCTTGAAGAATATTAATAAACATTGTCTCTCTACGAATAGAAGATAGTCCATCATTACCACCTTTTACAAAATTATAAAATTTGGTATATTCTTTACGAATTGATGATTTACCTTGATCCGTTGAACCAAGTGATTGTGTTCCAAGTTCTCCCATTTTATAAACAGCATCTTCAATTTTTTGACTTAGAGTCGAATTAAAAGATCCTTGTTCACTAACATCAGAGTAAGGAACTTCTCCCGAAGGAAGTAATGAAATTATAGTTTCATCAAAATTCCAAATAAAAATTGCTTTTAATGAATCATGTTCATATTTTTTAAGAACTTCAACCTTTTTAGAAATACTCCTTTGCTTTGAAGCAAGATTGAGAATTTCAAATATAAATGGGTTAGCTGGAAGTTCTAGAATTGGAGTTTCAACAACCTTTTCGGTAACTGTTTTTGGTTGTACCGTTTTAGTTGCCGCTTTAGTTGCTGCTTTAGTCGTCGTCTTCTGTGTCGTCATATTCATAGTCAGTGTTTTCAAATCTAAATGCGATTACTTCATCGGGAATAACATTCCCATGATTATCATAAAATTCAGGATGCATTCTTGGCGTTTCCTGATAACTCAACATATACTCTCTAGCAACCCATCCCAAACCTATTCCCACTATAAGAAATAATACGGTTAAAAATGAGCCAAATACTAAACTGATTGCTAACATTTTTTTTCTCCGGGAAATTACTTCTTTTTTCTTGATTGAAAGTAAAATTCGAAATGAATGGTTGTTTCCCGATTAAGAAAGCAGACCATCTTTTCAAAAATAATATGGAACGGTTTGGTCTGCTTTTTGTTGCCTCCTTTAAGTATAACTTCGACTCCACGATTAATATCGGGGAATTCATTATTATTTATGCCCATCTTAGACAATTTTTTGTTCCCTAAGGAAATTGATTGTATCAATACATCCGCCCAATTTTGTACCGTCACAAACAACTTGTGGGAAAGTTGACCCTTCACCAAATTCTGAATAGAATTCATCTCTAGTAAAGTCGGAATCTAAAGTATAAACTGCAAAGTTACTTTTTGTCAACTCCAAAACAGTTTTGACTTTATAGCAATAAGGACAATCATTTTTGCTGTAAACTGTAAAATTCATAATAGAAAAAAATTAATTTATTGTTAGTATATATTTAAAATCCAAGATTCTTTCTACGAACAAATTTTAAATCATATGTCGTATGTGAAGCGGATAGTGTTTCATTATTAAATGGATATTCAAATGGATGAAAATTCCAATCTGTTCCTTCTTGATTTCTCCAATAGTCTCCCCATTTTTCTCTCATATAATACCCATTACAGTCATGGGCATAATCTATTTTTTCCCTCAATTGAGGATCTGTTCTCCAAGTTTGAGACCCACTATTTTCATAATCTTTTTCGCCATGTAGATATTCTACCGACAGATTATGAATCTTAATATTTTTCTTCACGGTTCTCAAATAATAATCACAATCCTCCATATAAGCGGGATAAAAATTCTCATCAAATAATCCACACTCTTGAATAACTGAATCTTTAATTAAAAACAAATCCCATTGATATTGCTTTCCTTTGATAATATCAACATTTTCATCCTTCGATTTCTCCACAAATTCTTTTAATAAATTTGGAGTAAATGCAATATCATGACTACAGATAATCCAATATGGAGATTGCATGTATGATTTGATAATTAAATTATAAGCTCCAGAGCATCCAATATTTGATGGTAGATTGCAAATATGAATTTTTTGAATAAAGTTATGAGGGGTTTTAGAGAGTCTCTCCAAATCCTCATCAAGTTCACCCCTTCCGTTATTATTAATTACACATAATTCTTTAACAGGATAATCAACACTATCAACTAATCTTTGCAACCAATTAAAACCATTAACAATTGGTACACCAATTACGGGGATTGGATTTGAAAACTCTGGTGGTAATTTTTTTTCAACTTCAACTCCAATACGATTTAAGTTTTCGTATACCGATTGTTGATATTGTGCGTTTAAATCATAATTATTATAGAGATCTAATAAAATTGATTTAGATTCCTCATTTTTTCCCCACCACCAACCAGAGATTGCCTTTTCAAAAAGAAGTCCATATCTTCCAGGATATTCAACATCAGTTAAAAGTGGAGGATTGGATTCAAAATCTGCGTACATCAATGCATTATTAGCATGAATATAACAATCTTGCCACCATTGCCTTCTTTCAGCAAATCTACTTAAAAGAAAATATGCTTCTGGTCTTTTGGGTAATACACAGAGTGCTTGTTCAAGAAGAGATTTTGCACTTCCATCTCTAGTACCTTGCTTATCATAACAATATGATGCACGAATCAATGCCTCATAGGCAAGATTATCATCATCAGATCTCTCAGCGCATCTCAAAAAATAAGAAAGTGCTGGGGCCGTATGTCCCTGATTTTCATACCAAACAGCAATATTAAAATTATGCATTGGATTCTCAGTATCCAAAGAATAATTGGTCAAAAGTTGTTCCAGTTCTGATTTTAAATGAATCTTCTTTATTTCCATTTTAGATTTCCAATAATTCAATACAATATTATGAGCAATTTTATGATTATTTTTTTGTCCAAAATTTACATCGTCATCCTGATCTTTTGAAAATGTTGAATCAAATTCAATATTTTCTACAAATAATGGAACAGTATATGTTTTACCCGTCGTGAATAAAATATTTTCTATTAAAGGCATTATTTCACAATTTGGAATTTCCAAGTGAAAAGTATCACCGTTAATATAAGTATCTATAAGTTTTTTTGCATATCCCCTAGTAATAATATATGCAGTTGCTCCCCAATCATTCCAATATCTATCACGAATAGAAAACGTATCAAAATCTTGCCTAATTGTTAATAACTGAATACAGTCATAATCCATGGGAAAAGTTTTTACAAATTCTTCCCAAGTAAAGTCCCAATATTCAATAGTTTCTAACGAAAGATCATCCTCACAAAAAAATGCAAAATTTTCATTATAATTTTCATACCAATGCTTAATGGCTTTCAAGTGTGATACACAACATCCAGCAGTTCCAGCATTTAATTGATGTAAATATTTACCACTAACACTATCATTAGATTCAGAAAATCTTTTTGAAATTATGGGAGTTAAGGAAATATTATATTTGGAGAATTGATCGTTCATATTTTTTTGACGATCTACACACTCCTCCAAAGACATGTAATATGCAGTTGGAAAATTTTCTAACTTATTCATGTTCCTTTGCAATATAAAATTGAGGATGTACTTCCTCCACTTTCCACTCAGTCATTGGATTCGCATAAATGTAATTTTTTTCCATATTAGATATCCATTCATGATTCATATTAATATGTGTTTGTGCCAAACAAAAATCAGTTTGCCATTCCAATTCTTGGTTTCCAAATCCATTATTTTTTAATACTTCTTTTATTTCATCTCTACGATGTCTTTCAGAATCTGATGCTTCAAAATTTTCTGTTCTTTTATTATCTGGATGAGGAATATGAATTATATTGTGGTCATAATCAATTCCACGATTTTTTAAACCACAATTTTCCAATCTAATCATAATATCTTGATCTTCAGAAGCATACCATTTGCGGAATTTTTCAGAAAAACCATTTACCTTCATAAAATTGTCTTTTGAAAGGTAAAGAAATCCAAACAAATACTTATAATAAGGATCGAATCCTCTATCAATAGTATTTTGTCCACAAACAAAAGATTGATCATCTATAAAATAGTTTTCATTTTCAAAAAAACTAAAGTATGGATTTAAGATATAGTCACAATCCATTTTAAGAATATACTTACTGGTCGCTAACACAGCAGCAAGATTTAATGGTTGTGGTTGATTAAAATACTTTTGATCGGGTACTGATACAATTTTAATCCTTTTATCCCATTTTGTCAAATATTCCAACGATTCATCTGAGCTCCAATCAACAATAATAATTTCAGAAATTTGGTCAAAATTTAACCAAGATCGAAGAGAAATATTTAATGCAGGATTTCTATTTTTACAGGCACAAATAGCGGTAATAGATTTTTCAAACATATTCATATAATTAATTTTTTGTATATTGCCAAACACCAGAAGAATGTACGATCACGCTATCGCCAAAATATTCATGAACAGCTTTTGATACTCCAGGAAAATGATTATAGTCATCTCCACAAATAATTCCATTTTGTTTTAATTTTGGATACCATGCAGTAATATCAGCAAGAACATCAGAGTATTCATGTGAGGCGTCAACATAGATTATATCAATGCTACTATCATCAAATTCGTTGCAAGAATTTAAACTAGTACCCCTAATAGTTTGTACATATTGAGAGACTTTACAATAATCAAGATGCTTTTCATATTCTTGTAAAAAACTAGAATTATTTGCAGTCAATTGAGTTGAGATATCAATATGACATTGTTCAGTTTGACTGCCTTCAAAGGTATCAATTGCATAGAATTTCACATCCTTATTTGACTTTTTAATCAATTCAGCAATGTAACAAGTTGATCTTCCCATGAAACATCCAACCTCAACAACAGTTGATTCTGAAGGAATTTCCTTTATGTACTTTTTAAATACTTCGGTGTGTGCAAACCATCCCGGCACGTGCTCCCAACTTGGATTTTCTGGAGTATTTAAATTTCCATAATTGTAGTAAGTATTATCTATAGCATTGGTTGGAATTATTTTTACAAATTTGCTACTACTATTACCAAATATAAAATCAGTAACAAACTGCTTTGAAACGCGAAGAAGGTATGCGGCGTTGTCTTGAAATCCAAAAGTGATCAAATAATCATTTTCATACTCACACATACCAACAGCAAATTCCACTTCTGCATTTAAAAATGCAAATTGATCAGAAACTTTTACAATATTCCAATCTTTATCCCAAACAACAAATCGATGACGATATGTACCATCTTTCCTATCCGCTGGACTACGGAAAAGATACGTTTCGTGATTAAGACAAACACGATACTCCCCCATAGGAATTACTTGAGATCCTCCACGAAGATCAATGCATCCAAGATTTTTCCAATCTTTAACCAGAACTTGTTCTGTGGTATTTGTCTCTATATCATATTTTACAACTTCAGTTCCATTAGTCCATTTGACAAAGTGATATGGCATATCAAGAATTGGCATCCAATTCTTTTCACAATATGATCCTTCATTCCCAACATGATTTGGAACTGGAATGCGATATTGGGCAATTTCCTTTACTCCATCTTCAGTGATTTCAATTTCAGAGAGTTCCATTCTACCAATACCGGTAGTTTCAAGATCTCGTCTTACTCCACACATGTAGAGTTTTCCATCCCATCGAACAATTCTTGCATCTTCAAGTCCAACAAATTCCCAAAGTTCTTTATCTGGAAACTTTGATGTATCGATATGATTGTATCGTTTAATTTGCATATTTTCATCAACTTCGCACATAATATTTTTTGTACGAAGACGCAAATCATTCTCGGGATGAATATAAACCAATGGTCCCCAATGATGCTCAAATTTTTTCTTTTCAGAATGATAAAGGGTATAATTTATATTTCTAAGATTCATAAGAATCTTTCCATTATCATTATAAATTGATGGGTTAGTTACCGCAGGCCCCATCAAATATGAAGATGGGACCAATAATGGATGAATACTTCCACCATTTTCTAATGCACGTTTTACAAAATTCATAATAACTAAAAAAATTTATTATTCGGTTACTTCTTCAGCAGTGGTTTCTACAACTTCAGGTTGTGGTTCTGGAACTGGTGTAGTAATAGTGATTTCGATCTGGTGATCCGCACCATGCTCTTCAATCAATGCTGCTACTTCCTCAACAGTATAACCAGTAGTATTTGCTGGATCCGCAGTCAAGTGATATACATGCATCAAAGGCATTGTAAGAGTTTCAGTTTTAGTATCCATTTAAAATTTCCTCCAAAGTTCTTTTGAAAATTTAACCCAGTCTTGGATTCTAGTATCCCAACTGTAGTAGTTATTTATTACTTGTACTTGAGCGGTGCTATCAAACTGCCCATTTCGGTATTCCGTAATAGTTTGTTTGAGTTCTCCTGCAAAACGCTCAATGTGCTTTTGACGATCAGGAATATACCCATAAAGACGAGCAAATCCCATTCCAGTCTCAGGAAGTGCTGCAAGATTACTTGCAACAACAGAACATCCAGCAGCAAGTGCTTCAATCAAACAAATACAAGATGTCTCTTGGAAATATGATGGATATGCAAAGATATGAGTCTTCATGAGTTGCTCACGGATCTTAGAGTTATTCGTTCTTGTATGGCGAACAATTCTCTTATCAGCATTTGCAAGTGCTAAGCAATAGCGAAGAAACTGTTCTTCTTGCTCATTGACATGAGAGTATTCATAAGTTTGCAGGCCCTGAGCATATTGTTTTTTACGCTCATCAGGATCAAGTTCATGAAAAATATGAAGTTCAAAGTCCTCTTCTGGAATTAGTTTAATACCTTCTAGAAGAAGATCCAATCCACGAATAGGATTAGGATGGAACATCAATTGAAGTTTTCCTTCTGGTTTTTTATGTGATTCAAATGGATGAATAGCATTCTTAAGAACAAAACATTTTTCCATGGGAAGATTAAACTTCTCACCAAATCTTTCGTACTGCCAGTCAGAAACAAACACATATGCCTTGAAATGTTTCTGGAATTGTTTATCCATCAACTGTTCAAGACCAACCTCATTATGATGAGGATGCAACCAAACAATGTTAGAATTATCTGGTGCAATAATATTATCTCCAGGAATCACACACCAGTGCCAATCAGCAAGATCTGGTGCGGCAGGAAGAACTAAATCTTGCCATGCTCTTCCCATAATCTCCGTACCACCAGTTCCATCAGGATTCAATGATGCCTCAAGAAGTGGTGGCATATTGTTGTGAAGAAACTCTGGTTTTGTTACAACTTCAGGTTCTGGCATTTTATAATATTCTTCTGCGAATGTTTTAATTATAGCACTTTTAAAGTCTTCTGGAAAGTTTGAAAAGTCATATTTGATGAATTGCTTATTCTCATGCTTACGATCTAAAAGATCAGTTCCAGTTTTAATTGCTTTAAGAATGTGCTGTTCGTTTTTAATTTCATCTGTATTGAATTCCTGATGAGCATAAGATTCAATCTTTGTTTTGATTTGTTCAACACCACCAAAAAATGTAAGATGCCATCCAGACTTTTCTGCAAATGGGAATGAAAAACAATTTGCTCTTAAGTAGTTACATCCTTTTTCTAAGGCATTTCCAACTGTAGTGAATACAGTTCCCGCCCAAGTATCATTTTCATAAGTGTTAAAATTATAATAAAAGTTATCACATATTGCAGTTGCAAATGGTTCTTTAGAAATATTATCTTTCATATAAAGGATGAGTTCCTTTTTAGGAATCTCATCGGCATCACTTAACATGAAAAGATCTTCAAAAGCAAACTGAAATAGACCTTTACTAATATGATCTCTCTGACCTTGTTCTAGTTTCCAAAATCCAGATTCAAAATCACATTCTTCTTTGTTACTAAAATCATATTCACTAATGTCTGGTTCATATTGCAATCTAATAATTTTATTACGAAGTTCTTCATCAAACTGATCAATCACTTGATCCAAATAATATGGTTTTGGTTTTCCAGAATGCGTATAGTTACATTCTGAGATTACAAAATAATCTACCACATCACGAAGATATTCCAATCTTAACTTAAGAATATCAAACTCATTGAAAAATGAAAATCCATCAATAACTTTCATCACAACACCTCCTTAAGAAAGTTTTCCATAGGAGACTTTTTAAATACTTCTAGAGCATTTTCTGCACCATTATCCATTTGTACTGGATTTCTAAGAAGTTCGTATGCAGTGTTAACAAACTCATGATAAGGTGCTGTATAAGATGTTTGTTCCATATATGAAGGAAAATCAGTATCTGGATTTCTTTCACAAAGAACAGGAACATTATTTTGAATCAAATGACTTATACGAACCATTTCAAAGATCTTATTGTCATTGTTATGTAGATTAATCACCAACTTTGCTCTCTTAATATAATCATCTCTTTCATCACCATAAATGCTATTAATAGAAACAAAATTAATATTTGGATCCTTTTCAAAGACTTCCATTACAGCAAGTCTTCTAGGAGAAGGATTCATATAAGCAAGAATGTCAATATCCCTTTCTTCAGGTCTATTTCTTTCAAAATAACTAATCTCTGGAACGTAACCAATCTTACAGTGTTTGATGTTCTCAACTCCTGCCTTACGAAGAACTTCAACATTTCTCATTGAATAGTCCCACACTTCAAGACCACGATACTTACGACACCAACGCATACATTCTGGGGCATCTTTCATTTGCTCCAAGGAATAAATGATCGTATCCTTTGGAATATCATGTCTCACAACATCCACAGGACAGTGATGCATCCCAAATACAATGTTTCGTGCATTAGTTTTAAACTCATTCACACTATTGGTAACTTCATATCCCATTCTTTGAAGAGTGAAGAACATCGCTGCTTCAATTTCATTAAAGACCTGAGAATGAACATAAAACCCATTATCGGGTACAATACGGCATAAATTAAATTTCACGAATAAACTCTCCAAAATTCTTTTTGATTTCGTTAATAAGATTTATATCTTTACTCACAACTCCCAATCCGTTGCAATGTCCAAAATTAGTTTTAGGAAGACTGATCTCTTTAAAGAATCTACTCACACCGAACTCTGGATTTTCAACCATGGTATCATGCATTAGTATTATACCACCTTCTTCCAAAAATGGCGACCACTTCTCAAAATCATTCTTGACTGCCTCATAGGTATGAAGACCATCAATATGAAGAATATCAATCTTCTTATCCCAGGTTTGAACCACATCATCAAAGAATCCCTTAATGAAAGTAATATTATTCAGTTCAAGTTCTTTCTGTTTATCGGTCACATATTTGTAAAGTTGCTCAGTATCTCTTTCTCCTGCATGGACATCACCTTCAAAACTATCAATACCATAAACATGCCCAATCTCAGGAATCGCAAAACAGAAAGTTGAGTATGCATAATCAACTCCCAGATCCACAATCGTTTCTGGTTTCTTATAGCGAACAATCCAATCAGCAAACCGACGATGATCTCTCCAGTTGAATAGATTCTTACTACCAACTTCCATCAGAATATCAAGTTTGTTTCTGGTGTATTTTGTCTCATCAGTTTTAATATCTTCACGATACATCTCAGGTGGGAAGTATGTGAAGTATCTTTCTAGCCCCTGATTATCATATTGATGATGGCGACGATAATGAAAACAATGTTGCTTTGGATTACCAGTTGCCATCCAAAGTTCAAAACAATAGCGATAGTTTTGAAGTTCTCGCATCATTGCTTCTACATCCATATACTCTTCAATCTTAACTGGATGTTTCAGTTTGCGAATATAATCATTTCGTGCCCACCAGAAGTTTCCAGCATAGTGCTGAACCACAAAATCCAATTTAATATCATGGCGTTCGACCCAATCAACACCACAACATTCATATCCTTCGTCCAGTTTAGCAATACAATCTTCCCACTTTTCAATATTATAATACTGCATATAGTGTCGCCAATCTTTAATGGCACCAGCAATATGAGTTGTATAAGAACTTATTCCTTTATTATGAAAATAGAAAACATATCCATCCTCATTTTGGCAGTGCTCATAAATCTTTGCAAGAGTTTGACCCTCATAAAGATTTGGTTGCTCTCCTAAAGGACGAGTATCAATGATATTCACAAATGGATAGCGATCTTTGATATAACCGAATACCATCTCATCATATGAATGTCCTGTCTTGGAATTATGCAATCCAAGAGGAAGAGTCACACACATATTAATTCTTGCCTTATCAGCAAGTCCAGATGATTTTAACAGTCCCATCTGCTCATCAATCCACCAAACCCACATATTATTAGTATCGGGAATGAATAAATGATAGAAAACTGTAATGGTTTTTTCGACTTTCTTTTCGTTTCTATACTGTAACATAACGCTCTCTTGGATAAGGTGCATAGTAATGATCAATCGCACTATAATGAATCGATCTTACCTTTGGACTATTGGTTGCCATCCAGACTTCATAACAGAATCGATGGCCTTCAAACTTTTCTGTAAATTTTTCATCATAATATGAACTCCTGTCCAGAACATTCGGAAGAGTTTTAATATAATCAGTTGTTGCCCACCAGAAGTTTCCTGCAAAATGAGGATAAGGGTCACGAGTCCAGTTCGTAGAAACTGCATCAACCTGATCATCTTCTAGTTTTTTAATACAATCCTTCCACCTTTCAACACACCAATAGTTCATATAATGGCGCCAATCTCTTGTTGGGATTGTTTGATGTGAGTTTATGGCATGAAGCATTCCTTTAGAATGAATATAAAGAACATATCCATCATTTGCTTTTGAATATGTTTGAAGTTCTTTGAGTGTTTGTCCTTCAAATAAGTTCTCTTGTTCTCCTTTACCTTCAAGAATTCTAGAGGAAAGGATATTTACAAAAGGATATTTTTGTCTCACATAAATCTTGATTTCATTAATGGCATGATCTGGAGCAGCATAGCACATATTTACAGTTGCCACATCTGCAAGTCCAGAGGACTTAATCAATCCAAGTTGTTCATCCAAAAACTTATTCCAGAGACTATTGATTGCTCCAAGATGATAAAAGACTGCAAGTTTTTTCATACTACAATATTAGATTTCACATGTCCTACGACTACAGTGGGATCTACATGAACTTGATATCCAAGATCTGCGACTCTTTCACACCAATAAAGATCTTCGCCCAATGGAAGATCATAAATCTCACCATCAACTTCCTGAGTAACTTTACCCAGTCCGTACCAAGGACGCTTCAAGGATTCAAAAACTCCTTGATTAACACACATGAATCCAAGGCCAACACCATATGCGGGAAATGAATCTCCAGTTTGTTGAAGTGCTGTGATTTCTTCACGACTCATGGGACGAAAATCATCTTTGTTGCGATGAATCATGGCATCGGCACCTTGTGCTTCATAATAAACTCCAGAGATAATGTCTTTATCAGACTGAAGTAATTTTATAAACTGATCAGGATTCCAAACAATATCACTATCAATACAGAAGATTTTATCGTAGGTGTATTGACCTTTTCCTGGTGCCCGATTAAAAACTTCCAGTTGGCGACTACCAGTAATCGTTGCTTCTCGTGCATTAGTGACAAGAGATGCATATTCATTTTGATAGTGCCAGGTGATATTATTTGCCTGAAGAACTTGAATCGTTCCCAGCAGTGATTTTACATATTCAGACACCAGTGATTTTCCTGGAGTCATGATTACTACATTAAAATGAGTCATAGGATTACCATTTTTTGATGACCGACACGAACTTTTGGATTGCACCAGATTTCAAATCCATGATCTCTGATATCTTCACACATAGCAACATCTTCAGAACACATATCTTCAAGAACAATTCCATCTTCACGAATGAGTTGAACTTTCTTTGGTGCAAACCAAGGATAAGGAATCTTTTCAAAGATACCTTTCTTCATCAGAACCCAACCAAATCCACAGTATTCAATCTTAAATGGTTCTGAGCGGCGTTGCATATCTTCAATCGTTTCAAAATAATAAGAACCCTTCTCAAGAAGAAGTTTCTTATCCATATTCACAACAACAGTTGATTGATTGGATACAGGAGTTCCATTCGACTGAACATACCATCCAGTAGAAATATCCTTATCCATTTGCAGAAGTTCTATCAGATCTTCTGTCTTAAAAATAATATCACTATCGATCCACATAATATAGTCATAAGGAACTTGACCCCTCCATGGAGTCAGTAGTGTCCCTGCAAAGTTATCTGCCTGCAGACAATCAGTTCTGGCGAAGTTTACCATCGAACTGTATTTCTGCGAAATATAAAAGTTGATTCCCATTTGATTGAGATCAAACAAAAGGCGAATCATCTGAGTCATAAAGGTTCCTGAATATGAAAATCCAGGAAGACAGAATGCTATTGTTTTTCCCTTGAAATCATTCTTCGGTTGATTTGAATAATTAAGCATAAACTAAAGTCATATACTAATGATTATAGCATATCTAGGCAAGTTTTACCACCAGGTTATTTTAACATATCCATTTCCACCCGAAGCACCATCTCCAAATCTATTTTGTTCTTGAGAATATCCTCCACCACCTCCACCACCTCCACGAGTTCCAGCGCCACCATCTCCTGCCACAGATTGTGTTGTGGATGATGCAGTAGCAAGAGTTCCCGAAGGTCCAGCAGCAACAAATGAGGACCCATAAATCAATCTTGTAATATTAGTCGTACCAAATCCAGAAGATCTTACAATCCATGCGATTGCATCAGTTGAAGATCTGATTGCCCCACCAACACTACCAGCAACATAAATGTTATTAGTATAAGCAAGAGCATTAATCGCGGATGTACCAAATCCTGATGTTCTTAACGACCAAGTAATCGTATCCGTTGAAGTACTTAAGATTCCATTGTTTCCAGCAGCAACATAAGCACCGCCTAGACCACCATAGGTAAAGGCATTAATCGCTGTTGTAGTAAATGTATTAAATCCAGAAGTTCTTATGGCCCAGTTGATATTATCAGTAGAGATCATAATATTGTATTCATTCAGAATATTTGTTGCTGATGCTACTGTGTAAAGTCCTTCTGAATCTAAAGCAGTGATTGATGTAGTATTATTTGCAGTTGTTCTAACTGTCCAGGTTATCGTATCTGTGGATGCTTGCAATAATCCGCCAGTACCGTAAGAAAGTAAAAGAGTTTGAGTAGAAGTTGCAATAGTCCCACCTCCACCACCGATTACATAAAGGTTATTGCCATAAGCACCACAAAAAATTGATGTTGCACCAAACCCAGATGTTCTTAATGCCCAAGTAATACCATCGGTCGATGTTCTTTGTTGTCCATTTGTCGTTGCAATATAAAGACCATCATTATAAGTTAATCCATAGGAGTTAATAGCATTTATAAATCCAGTAGTTCTTAATATCCAGTTAATAGTATCGGTTGAAGTTGCAAGGTATGTTGAGTTGCCTGAAGCAACTATAAATGTATTTGTTGGCAAAGATCCATAAACTGAAGAGAATAATTGAGAACCTGGGGATCCAGAAGTTCTTAAGGTCCAAGAAATCGTATCTGTAGAAGTTGCGATACCACCAGATCCACCAGTTGTATACAAATAAACTCCATTTCCATATGTAAATGTATAGGCATAAGATGGAAATATAGCGGTTCTCAATTGCCAATTAATATTATCAGTAGATGCTGCTAAGAAATAATTTGTACTGAAGATTGAGTCATTTCCCCACCCTAAAGTAAAAGCACCAGCGGAAGAAAATCCACCAGTTGAACCAAAATTTTCAGTTCCTAATGGTGCAGTTCTTGTGGTCCAAGATACAGAATCAGTTGATGCTCTTAAAAATGCTCCATTACCATAAGAACTTAAAATTGTTTGAGTTGATGTTACCAAAGTACCAGAAGCACCTCCCATTATATAAGTATCAGTTCCATAAGCAAGTGTATTAATATCAGAAATGCCAAATCCAGAAGTTCTTAAAATCCAAGTAATCGCATCAGTAGAAGTTCGAGTGGTTCCAGATGCACCAGCAGCAACATAAAGATTACTATTATAAGCAAGAGTACTAATTGTGGATGCACCAAATCCTGATGTTCTTAAAGTCCAATTAATAGTATCTGTTGAAGTATTTAATATTCCATTGTTACCACCAGCAACATAAACGATCCCATAACCAAAAGCATTAATCGCCGTCGCACCAAATCCAGAAGTTCTTAAAACCCAGTTAATGTTATCTGTAGAAACAATTAAATTACCACTAATATTTCCTGAACTTACACCAGAAGCAAAAGAATAAGAACCACCAGAACCTAATGTAACAATATCTACAATCTGGGAATAAGTTCTCAAAGACCAAGATATTGAATCTGTAGAAGCACTCAAAAGTGAATAGATAGGATCAACAGAAGAGGCAGTTGATAGAGTGTTTGTTGCGTTAGATGCTATTAAAAATAGATTATTCCCAAAAGTAGATGCAAAAATTACTGTAGTACCGAAACCAGAACCTCTTAGAGTCCAAGTAATACCATCTGTAGAAGATGAATTAGTTCCAGAAGCGCCACCAGCGCCATAGGTATTATTACCATAAGAAAGTGTATTAATCTGAGAAGTACCAAATCCAGAAGTTCTTAAAGTCCAAGCAATTGTATCTGTTGAAGATAATAAGGTTCCAGAAGCACCCCCAACAACATAAAGATTTGATCCATTATAAGCAAGTGTAAGAATATTGGAAGTACCAAACCCAGAGGTTCTCATAGTCCAAGCAATCGCATCCGTTGATACCGATATTGCACCACCAGCAGTTGCAGCAATGTAAGCATTGCTTCCATAAACAACAGCACTAATTGAAGATGTACCAAACCCTGTTGTTCTCAAAGTCCATTGAATAGCATTTGTAGAAGATATTAATCCTGCTATTCCACCAGATCTACCGCCAACATATTTTTCTGTTGGTGTTACACTATATGCGAGAGTAGAAACCACTCCACCACCAAGAAATCCACCAGTTCTTAAAGTCCAGTTAATTGTATCTGTTGAAGTTCTTATCTGTGGCCAAGAATCTCCAACAACATAGATACCGCCACCGAAGACCATCGTTTGCATAATTGATGCTGGGGCCGCGTTTGCAGAAGTTCTTAAAACCCATTGAATAGCATTTGTAGAAACTTGAACAGAAGCATTTGTTCCATAACCACCAGCAAGATAGAATCCATTACCAAATGTAAGAGCACCAAGACCCGTTGAAGTTCCAACAACTGTTCTCTGAGTCCATACTAATGGTTCCCCTCGACTATTAATTAAATATTCACCATTAAAGTAAGTAGAACTAACAATACCAGTTGATCCAAATCCTGATGTTCTTAAAGTCCAAGAGATTGTATCTGTTGAAGATATTAATGTTCCAAGAGATTCTCCCATATAGTTTGTTGTTGCTGCAACATAATAACTACTACTTGAAGCAAGAGTAGTAATTGATTGAGTATTAGTGACCGTTGTTCTTAAGATCCAAGTAATTGCATCAGTAGAAGCAGCAAAATATGCTCCAGTACCAAACGAAGATAAGATTGTTTGAGTTGATGTGACAATCACACCCGCAGCTGCGGCAGCAACATAGTTGGTTCCGTCAGATGCCATTTCAACAAAATCTTGTACTGTTCCAGAAGTTCTAGTAATCCAAGTGATTGTATCTGTAGAAGTTGCGATTCTTCCTCCAACAGACGCAGTAACATAAAGATTACTATTATATACTAAACCATATATTCCACTTGTACCAAATCCAGAAGTTCTTAATACCCATTCAATACCATTCGTTGAAGATACTATTGAACCAGAGTTACTAGTGGCAGTATAAGTACTTGATACATAAACTATATTTGTACAACCTCCACTCATAGGTGATGTTCTTGTTGTCCAAGCAATTCCATCTGTGGATGCTCTTAAAAGTGGTCCACTACCTCCAACATAATAGTCAGATCCATCATAAATAGCAGATACAATGCTAGATGTTCCAAATCCAGAAGTTCTGATTGTCCAGGCAATAGAATTGGTAGAAGAACTTAATCTACCACTTTGCCCAGCAATAATATATTTTTCAGTTTCACTAGACCCATAGGAAATAGATCCAATCCAAGAAGTTCCAAATCCTGATGTTCTCAAAAACCAAGAAATCGTATCCGTAGAAGTAAGAAGACCTCCAGAAGTTACAGCACCACCAACAATAAAGTAGTTAGTTCCATCATAAGTTCCAGATTGTGTATCAAAAAATGGTGCTATAACAGGAGATGTTCTTGCGGTCCAGGACACACCATCTGTTGATGCTCTCAAAAATCCAGTGGATGTTACTGCAGCAACATAAAGACCATTTCCATATATTAATCCTTGTATTGTGGAAGTACCAAATCCTGAAGTTCTTAAAGTCCACATTACTGAGGGTGAATTTCCACCAACATAATAATTCGTACCTTTGAAACCAGATGCATTAATTGAACCAATAGTTCCAGAAGTTCTTAGAGTCCAAGTAATAGATGTAGAACTTCCTCCAATTAAATATTCACCATTAAAATATGAATAAAAATTGATTCCACTGGATCCAAATCCAGAACTTCTTAATGACCAAGATACTCCATCTGTTGATGTAGAGATAAGACCACCAGCAATTCCATTAGATCCTCCAATCAAAAACGAAGTTCCACCATAAATTGCATGAAAAATAGTAGGACTTGCCCCAAATCCAGAAGTTCTTAAAGTCCAAGTAACTAATGTTGATGCAGCACCACCAATCAGAAACTCATTATTAGAATAAGTAACTGCACTAATCGTAGTTGTTCCAAATCCAGTGGTTCGTGCGATCCAGGTGATATTATCTGTAGAAGCAATCAAAGCAGTCTGAGAAATATAGTTTGTTCCCGCCGCAACATAGTAACTATTACTTGTAGATAATAATGTGATTGTTTGAATATTGGAGTTAGTTCTTAAAGTCCAAGATACTCCATCAGTCGAAGCAGTTAGTAATCCACCATTTCCAAGAGAACTTAAAGTACTTTGTGTCGAAACTGCTAAAGTTCCTATATTACCACTAGCAATATAAGTGTTGTTATTATAAAAAATACTTAACATATTACTATTTAAGTTTGAAGTTCTCAAAATCCAAGTAATACCATCAGTTGAAGTTGTATTGGTTGGTCCTGCTCCGCCAGCAGTAAAAATACCACCATTATAAGCGATGGTATAGATTATATTAGAACCAAATCCAGCAGTTCTTAAAGTCCAAGAAATGGTATCGGTGGATGTTGAAAGATATCCAGATGTTCCACCACCAACATAAAGATTAGATCCATTATAAGCAAATGTATAGATGTTTTGCGTCGTTCCAGATGTTCTCAATATCCAAACAGTCGCATTAGTGGATACGAGAATCTGTGCTGGAGAAGAACTTGGTGAAACAACATAAGGATTTGAAGCGCCAGTTGCATAGGTAAATGCAGCAGAATAACTCGTTACCGCTGTTGGTAAAGTTGCACTTTGAGTCCAAATAATAGAATCCGTAGAGTTAATAAAGATTGGTGGATTTGTGTTTGAACTCAAAATAGAAAATCTACCATCCACATAAAGCATACTTGAATATTGTGCCGCAGTAAATCCAGCAGTTCTTACCGTCCAGGTAATCGCATCAGTTGAAGCAGTGATCCACTGACCATTGCCACAAGCAACATATCTTCCAACACCATAAGCAACAGATCCAATCGCTGTTGTACCAAATCCAGAGGTTCTTAAAGTCCAAGTGATAGCATCTGTCGAAGACGCAAGAACTCCAGATTGAGCACAATAAAGATAAAGTGATGATCCATCATAAGTAATCGGATATCCACCAGTGGTAAATCCACCAGGACCAATATTGGCAGATACTTGACCAGAAGTTCTTAAGACCCAGGTAATAGTTGGTGTAAATCCTCCAGCAACATGGAAACTATTACCATATGTAAGCGCAGCAATCGCGGTTGTACCGAATCCAGAAGTTCTTAAATACCAACTATTGATTCCAGTCGAAAGTGCTCCTCCACCTCCACCACCAGATCCAATGTTTCCAGTATAAGATCCAGGAATACCATCAATGCCATTACCACCAGAAGCACTTCCTGCAGTATTATATGCATTTCTATAATAATATGTTAGAGAGTTTCCACCCGCTCTTGTATTAAATGCACCACCACCGCCACCAGTAACTTGATATGTATTTGATTGAATTGCATTGTTTACACTTGCCCATGATGTTAATCCAGCACCACCAGCAAGACCAGCAGTAGTATAAAGTGGGTTTAAAGTCACTGCGGCTGCGGCACCTGCAGTTCCTGCAGTTACATCGGATGAAGATGCTCCAGTTCCTCCAGAAGATGTTAAGGTATAAGTAGCGGTTCCTGTTGGAGATTTTCCAGTCCAAGTTAGGGTTGTATTTCCACCAGATGTGGGTGTAATTAATAATCCCGATCCCCCAGCAAGAAAAACAGTTCCATAAGTAAGACCATAAAGTGAAGTTAATGCACTATTTGTTCTTAAAGTCCAAGTAATCGCATCAGTTGATGTTACAGTAGTACCACCATACTGATTGACAAAAATTCCAGAATTATAAATTACTCGATAAGATCCAATAGCATTTGGAGTAGTTCTAATTGTCCATCTAATTGTATCTGTGGAACTTGCAAGTTTATTAAATCCCGCTGCAATATGAATTCCATTACCATATGCCAAATTGTTAAGTTGCTCTGCACCAATTCCAGATGTTCTTGCAGTCCAACGAATAGCATCAGTTGATACAAAAATATTACCATTAAGATCCCCAACAATATATGGAGTTGATTCCGAAGATACATAATTTGATGAAAGTATTGAACTTGATCCACCACAAGTTCTAATTGTCCAAGTAATAGCATCGGGACTTGTGATTATTGCCCCATTAACACCAGTCATAACATAAGTTCCACTTGGTGCAGTACCATACATTAAAGAATATTGGGTAGAGTTTGGAATTCCACTAACTCTTATAGTCCAAACAATCGCATCAGTGGATGTCCCATAATAACTTGGAAATATTCCAACATCAGTTCCAAAAACATATAATGATCCCGAATAAATCAAAAGTGGGCCACCCCCTAAACTTCGTCCAATTCGAGTTGTTCCAAATCCAGATGTTCTCAAAATCCAAGTATTTGTATCAACAGATGTTGCAATTGTTCCAGAATCTCCAACTGCAACATAAAGAGAATTTCCATATACAAGATGATTAATTGTAGTTGCTCCAAAAGCACTGTTTGTTCTGGTCCAAATAATCCCATCAGTACTACTAATCATTGTTTTAATATTACCACCAGTTCCTCCAGTACCTGGAGTTACTGTGATTGTGGGCGCATCTCCAAATTCTAGACGACGAATCAACCAAGAGTTATAAGCACCACCACCTCCTCCACCACCAGATCCAACAGTTCCAGTTGCTTTTCCTGCTGCTCCGCCTCCACCAGCACCGATTGCTTCAATATAAATCTGAGATGCTGTTGGAGGAATATAAAAAGTTTGTGCTCCTGATGCAGTAAACTCCTGATATCCTCGATATATTGGAGAACCGATTGTACTAGATGTAGAGTTAATCGTTTGCCACTGTTTTGCAGTTATATTGGAAACCGCAAGAGTTCCAGATACACCACCAGCAACAATCGAAGAACCATAAACAGAAGTTGTGATTGAAGTAGATCCAAATCCACTAACTCTCGAAATCCAAGAGATTCCATCTGTAGATATTGCTAGTGTTCCCGCAGAACCAAAGGCAACAAATTGGGTTCCACCATAAAATAAACTATTAATCGCCGTCGTACCAAATCCAGTTGTTCTTAAAGTCCAAGAGATTGTATCTGTAGAAGTTCTTAAGAGACCAGCATTGCCAGCAATAGTATAAGTATTATTACCATAACCAAAAGCATTAATCGCCGTCGCACCAAATCCAGAAGTTCTTAAAACCCAGTTAATGTTATCTGTAGAAACATTTAAAAATCCAACTTCACCCATATAGTTGGTTCCATGAGCAAAAGCATAAGAACCACCAGAACCTAGTGCAGTGATTGCTAGTGTATTAACTGCAGTTGTTCTAGAAGTCCAAGAAACTCCATCAGTTGATGCCCGTAAAAGTGCTCCAGTTCCAAATGAAGATAAGATTGTTTGATTGGAAGTTTGTATGTCTCCAGTATTAGTACCAAAGACATAGATATCATTTCCAACTCCAATCGTCGATATTGCAGTTGTACCAAATCCAGAAGTTCTTAAGACCCAAGTAATCGTATCAGTCGATGTTACAGTACTTCCATTTTGACCAGCACCTACATAGACTCCATTATTATAAGTAAGTTGTAATAGTGATGTAGATCCGAGTCCAGAAGTTCTTAAGACCCAATGAATCGCATTCGTTGAAACGGTTATATATGTTGCACCACATCCAAGATATAGATTATTTGCATAGATTAATCCAACTAATGAGTTACCAGCACCAATCGCAGTAGTTCGAATCACCCAAGCAATCGAATCTGTGGAAGATGATGTGAATGATGGTACAGATGCAACATATTTTTCAGTTGCATTTTGCCCATATGCCAAAGCATTAATGGTACTTGTACCAAATCCTGTTGTTCTTAAGGTCCAAGAAATAGTATCTGTCGAAGATATAATAGTACCAGATGATCCTCCAGTAACATAAAGACTTCCACTATATACGAATGTTGGTCCACTATTACCAACACTGTTTCCCAGAGTGGCAGTTGTTCCAACGGTTCTCGCTGTCCAGTTAATACTATCAGTCGAAACAAGAACATTACCTTGATTCAAATAGTTATTTGATGTTGCAAGATAATATCCACCACCAGATGTTAAGGCAGTAATACCTTGAGTGTTGAGTCCTGCAGTTCTTAATGCCCAAGAAATAGTATCGGTTGAAGCCCTTAAAATTGCACCATTACCAATCGATCCCAAAATACTTGTCGTTGATGTTGAAATTGTAGGTACTGAAAATCCAGGTCCTGCCACCACAAAAGTATTATTACCATAAGTGGAGGTATATATTGTAGATGTACCAAATCCAGAAGTTCGTGCAATCCAAGTAATCGCATCAGTTGATGTTGCAGTATTTCCACCAGCACCACTCGCATTAAAAATTCCATTACCATAGGTCAATGCATACACATTGGCACCCATTGTACCTACAGTTCTTAAAACCCAACTAATACAATCCGTAGATGATGCAATATTAAACCCACCGATAACATATAAAGAATTTCCATAAGTGGAAGTAAAAATTGCATTAGCAGGAAATCCAGTGGTTCTTAAAACCCAGTTAATTCCATCAGTGGAAGATGAAAATGATCTAGCAACATTAGTAGTTACGCCATATGTATTGATTGGGGTATTCCCATAAACAATTGAATATATGCTAACAAATCCCAATCCAGTTGATCTTGCAAACCAACTAATTGAATCGGTAGAAGTTGAGAAATAACCTCCACTACCACCCACAAGATAAACTCCATTTCCATAATTGATGAGAGGTCCAACATCAATAGCATTTGAATAATCTAAAGTAGTTCCAGAAGTTCTCTTAGTCCAAAAAATACCATCTGTCGAAACTGTTATGGATCCAGCAAGACCAGTAGCAACATATAAATTATTACCATATCCAACATTATGAAGAGCAGTTGTACCATATCCCGTAGTTCTCGAAACCCAATTGACTGCATCGGTTGAAGTTAATAATACTGCTCCCGTTCCTCCTGCAAGATAAAGATTGTTTCCATATCCTAAAGAGTATGGAGTAAATACTGTACCAAAAGTTCTTTGAGTCCAGGTTGTATAATCAGCATACCCACCAGCAAGATAGATTCCATTATTATATGCGATACTATAAATCGCTGTTGTACCAAATCCTGAAGTTCTTAAAGTCCAAGAAACGGTTTCTGCTCTACCAGCAATCAAATATTCATTGTTAAAATATATTGATTTTGCAATATTAGTTGTACCAAATCCTGATGTTCTTAAAGACCAGGAAACAGAATCAGTTGAAGAAGTTAAGGTTCCAGAAACTCCAGAAGCAACATAATTTGTTCCTGAAGATGCTAAGTTATTGATCGCGGAAGTACCGAATCCTGATGTTCTTAAGGACCAGGAAACAGTATCGGTTGAAGTTGTTAATGTTCCAGAATCTCCACCATTAACATAAACAGTTCCATAAGTCGCAGCATTAATATTAGTAGTACCAAATCCAGAAGTTCTAAGTGTCCAGTAAAATGCTCCAGGATAAACACTTAAAAACTTACCACCATTTCCAGATACAGATGGATATATTGGAGTACCAGTTAATACAGCATCTGCATAAGTCTTATTTGCCGCATCTGTTGTATTAACTACTGTACTAATACCAGTAATATTATTGCTGCCTAATATTGCCATTTATTCAACATTAATATAAGTTATTTATTACCACCAGGTGATCCTCACAAATCCATCGCCACCATTTCCACCATTCGCAAAAGTAGATCCAATGGCAGCACCTCCACCTCCACCACCTCCACGAGTTCCATTACCACCTGCGCCAGCACTTGATATACCAGCACCTCCTCCACCTCCACCAAAACCATAAGGAAGTGAAGTGATTGCAATACCAACTGCACCATTCGATCCTGTATTACTTCCACCAGCAGAGAAAATAGTATTGCCATAGAAAGTAATCGAACCACCACCACCTCCTGCGGAAGATGGTGTTCCTGCTCCACTACCACCGCCCGTTGATTGGAATGAGTTTGCCTGTGCCGTAGCAGACACTCCAACACCATTGATCGCAGTAACACCACCAGGGCCGCCAGCAGTTGTATAATAATAATTCGTGATATTTGTTTGAGCAATTCCAGCAACACCACCAGCACCACCACCATTTGCAACTAGTGTATAAGTTCCTCCAGGGCCAGTCCATGATATTGTTGTTCCTGCTCCTGCAGATCCAGAACTAGTTTCAGTTGTTGCTCCAGTTCCACCGACTCCAATATTTACACTTACATTTGAAGTTACTATAGATTTGGGAATATACCAAGAAGTATAAGAACCTCCAGAACCGCCAGTACCAGATAACTGAGATTGTGCAGTAATTAAAGATCCAGATACTCCAGCAACATAGTAATTATTATTCACAGATATTGATGATCTTAAAGATTGTGTCGTATTAGAAGTATTTACTCTCCAAACTATAGCATCTGTTGAGACATAAACTCCTCCATTATCACCTGCCAGAAGATAACTCAAAGATGCAGAAGAATATGAAAGAGTATAGATTGAATCTCCAGAAAACCCTACAGTTCTTAGAGTCCAAGTGATTGCATCAGTTGAAGAGGTTAAGAATTTATCAGATCCTGCAGATACATAAACAGACCCATAAGTAAGTGTATTAATCGCGGAAGTACCGAATCCCGATGTTCTTAAGATCCAGGTAATAGTATCAGTTGAAGTATTTAAGATTCCATTATTACCGCCAGCAACATAAACAGTTCCATAACTAAAGGCATTAATCGCAGTTGAACCAAATCCAGAAGTTCTTGCAATCCAGTTAATATTATCTGTAGAAACATTTAGGAATCCAATATCACCTCTATAGTTGGTTCCATGAGCAAAGGTATAAGAACCACCAGAACTTAGTAAAGTTACAGTTAATGTATTGAGTGCTGTAGTTCTTAAGACCCAAGTTATGCCATTAGTTGATGCTTGGAGACGGGCCCCAGTTCCAAATGAAGATAAGATTGTTTGATTGGAAGTTTGTATGACTCCAGAACTTCCCCCAAAAACATATATGTCTTGACCAAAGATACTCGTATAAATGTCATTACCTGAAGGAGAAGTTCTCAATACCCATGCAATACCATCCGTAGAAGTTAGATTAGTTCCAGATGCACCAGCAGCAACATATAAGTTATTATTATGGGAAATGGTATAAAGATTACTTACAGTTCCAGAAGTCCTAAATGTCCATTGTATGGCATTAGTAGAAGTTTCAATAAATCCCGAGTTGCCAACTATAGCATAAACAGAACCTACCGCAATATTGTTAAGCGTAGTGGTAGTTGAAGAAGTTCTGAATGTCCAGTATATGGTATTCGTCGAAGTTTGTATATATCCACTAATACCCGCAAGAACATAGTAGTTACTACTCAGAGTACTATAGATTCCAGAATACACATAATTTGGATTCATTGGTACGGGACTAGTTCTTGTAAACCAACCAATACCATCAGTTGAAGTTGTTATTATTGCAGAAGCACTTAGATAAGTTGGAGTTGGTAAAGATCCATATAATACAGTATGTATTCCATAAATACCAGCAACCATAGGAGCATTGGTTCTTGTAGTCCATACGATTCCATTTGTAGAAGTTCCTGTTCCTCCGCTATTCGAATTATTAATGAACACATATAAATTATTCCCCAAAATAAGACCAGAACCAGCACCATTATTACCATTTCCAACTTGATTTAAAGGAGAAGAAATAGTTCTAAGTACCCAAGAAATAGTATCCGTGGAAGTTGCTAAATTTGAAGAATTTCCACCAGCAAAATAAGTATTATTAGCATAAAGAGATGCTAAAAAACCATTACCAGTTCCAGAAGTTCTTAAGACCCAGGTAATCGTTTCTACTCTTCCACCAATCAAATGTTCATTATTAAAGTAAGTTGCACTATTAATATTGGTTGTTCCAAATCCTGAGGATCTTACAATCCAAGTGATTGTATCAGTTGAAGATCTCAATGCTCCTCCTGCTCCAGAAATAACATAAGTTGTTCCACCTGATGTAATATTTGAAATCGTCGTCGATCCAAAACCAGAAGTTCTTAATGACCAAGTAAGACCATTTTTTGCAAAAGTAGATCCAGTTGTTCCAGTACTTCCACCACCTCCAGCACCAACTGCCTCAACATATAAAAGATTTGCCTGAGAAGGCACTGTAAATGTTTGTGGAGATCCTGTTGTAGAAAACTCTTGATAGTTTGAAACATAATCCCATGAAACACTTGTACCATCAGTCGTAGTTAAAAACTCTCCATCATTTCCAGTTTGTGATGGCAATGTTGAAAGATTATCGACATAAGACTTATAAACACCATCAGTTCCCTGAGTTGCTGTTGTAATGCCAGTAATAAAATTAGATCCTAGTATTGCCATTTATTTTCTCCTATTGCCAACTAATACGAACATAACCATCACCACCATTTCCACCAAATCCTGGAACAGTGCTTGCACCATCATATGCTCCACCACCACCACCGCCTCCACAAACTCCATTTCCACCACGGCCCGCCTTTGTTGCAGTCGTCGCAATCATATCTGAACCACTGCTCACAAGTAGAAAAATATTATTTCCAAAACACCCACCACTGACATTACCACCATTAACCCATCCACCAGTTCTTAAGTGCCAAGTAAAAGAATCGATAGATGCATGAACATAATTAGAATTGCCAGCAGCAATATAAGTCCCACCACCATAAATTGAAGCATATGGATCACTACTTAAAGTTCTCACAATCCAAGTAATGGTATCAGTAGAAGTAGAAACACTATTACCACTTCTATTAGATGCTATAAATCTTCCATTGCCATATGCCAATGATGAAACATCGCCAATACCGCCTATACCCAAAGTTCTTGCAATCCAAACAATACCATTTGTAGATACATTAATCACTCTAGAAGCTGCTCCAAGAATATATTGATCATTATCATAAATTATAGAATAAATTTGTCCCGTTGTTCCAGCAGTTCTTAGTTGCCAAACAATGGCATCCGTAGAAGCAATTAGAGCACCAGAGGCGCCAACACCATAAAAAAATCCACCTTGATATGACAAAGAAGGTCCAGAAAAAGTACTTCCAATTTGATTTGCAGTTCCAGATGATCTAAATGTCCAGTTGATTGAATCAGTAGAACTTCTTAATCCAGAGTTTCCATCAATCACATAAACACCATTACCATAAACTACCCCCAAAATTACACTAGCACCATAAGAAGAAGTTCTCAAAACCCAAACAATACTATCGGTAGAGAATCCCAAGCGGCCACCATCACCACCATAAATGTAATTTGATCCATCATAATAAGTCGTATAAAGAACAATACCACCGGTATTGGCAGTTCTTAATCTCCAAAAACTTCCGCCAAGAGCATTCGAACTTCCACCATTTCCACCATAACCATAAGAAAGTCCAGTAATGTTTGTTGCACTTGTACCATTCATATTTCTCTGATCTAATGTGGAAGATACAGTATTTCCATAATAGTTAATTGTACCTCCCAAAGATCCATAAGATCCATAAAAATTTGAACTATTTGTGTTAGAGTTAGAAACTGCTCCACCACCACCACCAGTAGTTTGAAAAGATGAAGTTGCAGTTGTTGCATTTGATGGTACTTGAAGTGCCTCAAAAATACCACCATTACCACCAGCAGTTCCAGCAGATGCTTGAAGATAATTTGATGATGCCGTTATTGTACCTCCTGCCCCACCAGGAAGTGATTGAGTTGAAGAGTTATATACATTAGTTCCAGCACTTCCACCATTTGCAGTTATAGAAAAGTTTCCTCCAGGTCCTGCCCAAGATACTACACTCGAATCTCCAGATGCTCCATATACACCACCTTTTCCAACTTTAACGGTTAATGTAGTGCCACTAATATATGCTTTTGAAATATTCCAAGATGCCGCTGCTCCTCCACCTCCACCACTTCCAGCAAATCCAGTAGGAGGTAAAGCAGCACCAATATATCCAGAATCACCACCGACAACAAAAGTATTATTGCCATATACCACTCCTTTCCAACCACTACCAAAAGCACCTGGTGAAGTTCTGAATGACCAAGTAACAGTATCAGTAGAAAAGAATATAAATCCAGCACCACCAACAGCATAATAAGTATTATTCGCAAAAGTTGTTGCATATAAAGATTGTAAATAACTTACACTAGTTCTTGCAGTCCAAGTAACTGCATCTGTAGAAACAATTATATCGGCAGATGTACCAGTAGCAAAATAAAGACCATTTCCATAAGATACACTAATATAAAAATTATTATTAACTCCAGTTCTAATTACCCAAGTAATACTATCTGTAGAAGTTTGAAATCTTCCAGAACCACCACTAGTAACATATTGATCTCCAGCATAAAGAATTCTATATATTGCATTTCCGGTAGGATATCCAGAAGTTCTTAAGGACCAGGTAATGCCATTTGTAGAAGCAAAAATACGAGCATCATTATCTAAACCAAGAACATAAATGCCATTATTAAATTCTAAAGCATTAAGTCTAGCAGTACTGGCACCTGTTGTTTGCATTGTCCAAGTGATACTATCAGTAGAGGTAATTAATTTTCCAGCATTACCACATACAACATAAAGATTTCCACTATACACGATAGAACCAATTGCAGTTGCACCAAATCCACTTGTTCTCGTAATCCAAGTAATTGCATCAGTAGAAGCAAGAACTGCTCCACCATCAGTTCCTGCATAAAATACATTGTTCGCATATATCATTCCTGGACCCTGATAATACCCTGAAATACTATTAGAATGACTAGAAGTTCTTAAAAACCATTGCCCAGCACCAGTGTTCACATAAGAAGATGCATCTCTAGTTCCTGATGCTCCACTCCCTCCAGCACCCGTTGCTTCTATGAACAGTTGTTTTGCTTGAGACGGTACATTAAAGGTATACGTTCCAGCAGCAATATATTCTTGATATGATCCTACTGGTTGCCAAGATGAAGTATTGCCATTAGTGGTTAAAAAGTTATTATCTTGATTTGTTATTGGTGGACCAGATGCAGAAATATCCACATATTGCTTATTTACGGCATCAGACGCATTAGATACCGAATCAATACCAGTAACTTGAGTAGAACCTACACCGACTGGCATATCAACTTCCCTCTAGTTTTTCTTTCAGTTTTTGTATTTCTATATTTTGTTCCTTGATTGCTTCAATTAATAGGGCAATAAGATTTGCATAAGCAACAGATTTTTTTTCATAATCTGGTGCGGGTCCTTTGGGATATACAATCTCAGGTACAATTTTTTCAACTTCCTGTGCGATTAAACCGATTTGATGTTCTCCATTGTCTATGCGGTCATATTCAACCCCTCTCAGTGCCAATACCTTTTCAAGAGCATTTTCAAGAGGTTTAATATTTTTTTTAAGTCTTTCGTCAGAGTTTGCAGTAACTGTTCCAGAAACAACAATGTTTCCTGCTGTTGTATTATTTGCAACTCCAACTCCAAGTCCACCAGAAATATAAGCACTACCAGTTACTTGAAGTGGTTGAGATGCTGTTCCTGTAGATGTTGCAGTTCCCACTAATATTGGTCCAGAAGTAACTTGAAGTTTATTATCAACAGTTGCATCACCATAGATTCTTGTACCAGATTTAAGTTTTGCCATTATGCCTGCGCCTCCGTCCAAGAAAGTCTTGTTGCAACGTTTGTCGCAGTTGCTGACAAATTAGTTGCAACAATTGTAAGTGTATCAGGACCATCTGGATAAATTCCTATTCCACTTGTTGCCCCACCACCACCAAGAATACAATTACCTAAGTCTCGAACCTGGGTAAGATCAATGGAATTTGCTCCAGATCCAACGAAGAAACCAGCAGTAACCTCACCACCAATTACCTGAACTCCAGTTGCTCCACCAACAGATGCATAATCAGCAATTTGTGCCAGACTTGAATTTTGAATATTAGCGACATTACCAACAGCATTTGTCCAATTTGTTGCAGTACTTGGAGTTGTATTCAAAAATGCTCTTACAAGAATGTTAGAGTTTGCCGTAAGTGAAGTAAGATCGAGAGCAACAAGTTTTAACTGCATTCTATTAATTAATTCTCTTGTCCCAAATGATGCTGCAACACCATTATCAACTGATGGGGCAACACGAATTGCAATTAGTGCTCTTGTTGAACCAGTAGCTCCCGTTGCAGCAAGAGTAGTAATACCAACTTGCCCATAGGTAAAGATCAAGGATTTATCATCATCAAATCGTCCATCCATAATCACACTTGTTCCCCAGTGAGAGATAGAAGGGCCATATGTTGGGAATGCAAGTTCAATGGCCGTTGGGTCAGTTGCTGAATAAGTAAATGTTTGCCCAACAGTTGCACCCATTGGAGCGATTGTTACTGTTGGATTTAATGCTGTTGATGCCTGACTTAAATAAATAGTACCAATTCCAAGAGCACTGACATAAGTACTTTCAGGAAAACCACCAATAACTCTTTGACCTACTTGTAAATTTGTAGTTGATCCAGTTGCTATATTTGATCCCAATGGAACTGTAAGAGAAAGAGAAGCATTACCTGGTTTTCCTCTTGTTAATCCAATAAATGTAGTTGTTCCAATACCAGTATAATTTACATACTCATAAGTATTTGCATTTCTTATAACCACTGTTCCTGCACTAGGGAACCCTAATGTACTTGCAACACTTACCAAAGTATCTCCAGAGTTTAAAGTTGATGTTAGATATGTAGTTGCAGGAACACTTATAGACTCATACCTTGCTGGCAAATTTCCAGTTCTCAAATATGCTTCGGTATTTACATTATTATTGACCTGTTTGTGACAATAAATTACATTACCATCAGCACCTCTAAATCCCCAACGAACAAATCCAGCACCATACCAAGAATAATCCAAGTAAAACATCTGCATCTTGGATAAATCAAGATTATAACCAGAAGGACCAGTACCATCACACTTGTCAAGGTTCCATTGTGACTGTGGAATTTTTGTTTCTATAGTCTCCGAAATAATCACGAAGTCAGCAGTTGCTCCTCTATATGAAGGAGAAATCGTCATACTTGTATCACTTGCAATATCAACAACACGATATGACTGTCCACGAAGAACAATAAAATCACCAATATTTAATTGTTTTGAAAATCTAGTTGGAAATGTTTCATTTGTCTGTACTACAGCATTATTTCCACTTACAACACTCACTCTTCCCGAAAGTTGGAAAGTAGAGTTTCTACGAACTGCATAAAGTGTTTGACCATCAAATTCAAAAAAGATTCCATTTTGAGAATCAAATGCACCAAGACGATTAAAGCACCCATACCATCCAGATATATTACAAATATATGTACCAGAAGCAATTGTTGCAGACGGTGTTGTTAATGGAGTATATTGAAAAGTATTATAACCAGTAACGGAAGTTATATTATAAGATCCATTATATCCAGTTTCATTTGCACCAGAAATTGTAATTGTGGTTCCTGGAGTTGATGCTTGAATATTATGTTGTTCTTTAGTTTGAACCGTAACAAGATTCGTTGCGGGATTATATGTTAACGAATCAATTTGAAGATTTGGTTTAAGAGAAGTACCAGAACTAACTTGTATACCTTTGCCAGACTGATAACGAAAATATCTTCTTGTTTGACGAGTTGCTGATTCAAAGTTTGAAGATGCATTATTTGAAAAAATAACTCCACCATCAAAAGGGCGATGTAAAAATTGACCTTGCGGTCTTACATAAATTAAACCACCAGTTGGAACTGCTGATGGGGTATTATTTGCATAATAAACAAATTGAGTTGAACTATTAATTGTTGTAACAACGAACGAACCATTTGCAACAGTTTCAGTTGTACCAATTACTGCAATCTGATTTCCAATTGCAAGACCATGAGGAACTGTTGTATTTACCGTAATTTCTGTTCCAGAAGTCCAAGCAAATGAAGGAGTACTCCCAATTGCAGCACTAGTATAAACAATACCATTATTAATTACTGTTTTATTCGGATCAAAAATATTTGTTACTGTTCCAGTATTTGTTGCTCTTGCCGTATAAGTAAAAATTGTATTGCCAACTCCACTATTTGTTTCTACAATGAAGTTACCATTTGCAATATTTAAATAACAATCCTGAACCGAAATTGCAGTTCCTATGCCAGGTGCTGCACCCTGCAATCCAACAGTAACAGTTCTTGAGTTTGTTGGAATATTAATAGAACTAATTGTTGCAATACCAATTGCAGAAGGAAATGAGAATGGACGATTATTAATCATCGCCAAGTTTTCCCACTTCGTAATTTGAGTACCATACTCAAAGTCAGTATCAATCAGTGCTTGTGCTTGAGATGTTCTAAATTTATTTACAGGATCAGTATAAATTTCTGATGGAGTAAACTTTTCATCGTACTCATCTACAATAATTTGAAGTTTATCTGTACTACTCATTGCGGCAGTACTATAATTCAATACGATTGTGGTTGTAGTTGTATTACCACCACCAGAAGTTAATACTGTATAAGCATTTGCTTTTAGATTCGAATCAGAAAAATTATAGATTACTGTGTTCGTCGTCACATTGGTAATCAATATCAATCGTTCCCTCTGTATAGCACGAGGAATGACTATGGTATTTGTGGAAGGTGTAAATGTATATCCCGTTTCCAGTATTGCCTTTCTTGCCATAATTAATGAATACCTTTGTTATATTTATCAGTTATGTAAAAGATGTGATTTCATCAATTTCAGTATATACAATCACAGATTTATCAGTATTTTGTCTCATATAAGTTCCTGTTCCAGATCCATAAGAAACTCCAGCAAATTCATCACCAATAATGTCGTATGGTTTAAAAACATTAGCAGTTAATGTTGTAACTCCTATATTTTCAGAAAACTCTGAAGAATAGTATGTTCCAACAGATCCAGCAGATGCGGCAATTCCATTATCATTTGAAGTTGTATCATCAAACTCATTCACGAGCATTGATGCATATTGATCTAATCTTCCTACAATTGACATATTATCCTGCTACAAAATCTAAACTATTTGTAGTTGAGTTATATTGTATATAGAAGTTCGTGCTAGAAGAAGTTCCACCAAATCTTACTTTATTATCAGATTGAACGCGAACATCTCCACCAACATCAGCAGAAAATTGTGGAAATGTAACTCCAATACCAAGTCTCCCACTTGAGGGTACAAATGTTAGATTGGTTTGAGTGATTCCAATTGAAGTTGCACTCGTATTTGTAACAAATCCAATATATTGTGGAGTATTTGAATTTGATTCAGAAATAGTTAAAGAAGATGATCCTCCTCCACCACCAGAAACACCCTGAACACCTTGGCCAGCAAATAATCCAGAAAGACCTTGAATTCCAAGATTACCTTGAAGACCTTGAGTTGCTTGAGTACCTTGAGCACCTTGGCCAGCAAAAAGACCAGGAACACCTTGAGTACCTTGAAGTCCTTGAAGTCCCTGAACACCCTGTCCAGCAAATTGTCCAGCAAGACCTTGACGTCCTTGAAGACCTTGAAGACCTTGAGAACCTACACCTTGAACACCCTGAGTACCTTGAAAATTGCCTGGAAGACCTGCAATTCCTTGAATGCCTTGAAAAGATCCTCCAAGTAAACTGGATAAAAGCACAGTTTTAACTTACTATTTTAAATATTTATTCTTTCAATTAATAAAATTATAAAACAACATCTATATTCTAGTCACAATCAAATATCCATCTCCAGTATTATATCCAATTACACTAATTGTAGATTGAGAATAACTTCCCCCACCACCAGCAGTAATAGTACCTGTGCTTTCTCCACTACCTCCACCGCCAGAATATCCACCACCACCTCCACCACCTCCAGCGTTTCCATGAGTTCCTCCACCACCACCAAAACCCCCATATGCAGTATTAGTACCACCAGAATTTCCACCTTGCCCACCATTTACAAAAGCAAATCCCAATCCACTAGTATTACTGGCAGCATTTGTACCGTCAGTCAGTAAACCTCCTCCACCTCCACCCCATCTAGATCCACTCCCACCTACTGCACCAGTTCCACCATTTCCAGAAGTTCCACCAGTACCATATCCTTCACTACTATTAGATCCAGATGTTCCAGATTGCCCATCACTTCCAGAATAAAGTGTTGCTGAGTTAGTGGTAGCACCTCCTCCTCCACCAGCAACTATAATGGGACTATTTCCAGTGGTTGTCATAAAAGTTCCACCACCACCACCACCAGAACTAGTTACATATACAGATCCTTTTTGTCCAACCAATATTTTATATTGTTGCCCCGCCACTAAGGATATGGTAGATTCAATAACAATTCCCCTACAATAAGTAGCAAAATTTCCATTTTGTCCAGCAGCACCAGCAGCACGAATCGTGTAGTTTCCAGTAGCAGGTGCAGTCCAATTTTGTATTCCAGATGAAACGGAAAAATAAGTTGAATACCAAGATTGTGATGTGTAACTTGAGACTGCTGCAAATGAAGTTGGTCCATTTCTTCCAGTTGCACCACCAGTTGTAAAGGTAAATGTAGTGAAGTTATAAATACCTCCACCACTATTATCATTAGTTCCACCACCAGTCCATTTAGTTCTATCAAAAGGTACTGAATATCCATCCAATACTTTGCCAGGAACAAACCCGCCGCTAGAAGTTTTACTTGTAGTTCTGACTGCCATATGAAAAACCTATAAAGTTTAATTAAAGACCAAATCTTCCCTTTTTATCATTAAAATTTTGCAATACTTCTACCGAAGAAAGTCCTCGGTTATAAACTTGCACCACACCAATATTACCAATATAATATCCATCACCACCATTTACCCATGTATTTCTATATGCCCCGATTCTCCAATATCCACTAGAGTTTTCAGCATTAGATGCAGTATTTGTTGCAATCGATACTCCATTGACATACAATCTTACGGTAGTTCCTTCTCCACCATAAGTTCCCGCAACATGATACCAGTTATTATCATTATATGTTAATGGCGAAATTGCAGATTTAACTGCCCCATCATAAACACCAAAATATAGTTTCCCATCAGTACCTATGTAAATCTGCCTATCATGTGCATCAGCAGTAGTTCCTATTCGAGCAGATTGAAACCCAATTATTTTTTTACCATTAGCAGCGGCAGTTTTAAACCAAGCACTAATAGTAAAAGATTGGGGATTTGTATATAGTGTTGTTGTATAAAGATACTGACTGAAACTATCAATAAAAACTACAGAACCTCCATTTTCAGTACTATAATCAGGTGCAGTTCCAGTAAATGCAAGAGTTCCAGTATTACTAGTACCACTTAAATCAGTCACAGTAGTTCCAGATCCTGGCCAGGAACTAGTATTACCAAAATCATAATGTATGATCAATCCACTAGTTACTCCACCAGATTCAATCGTAGTTCCACCACCAGTTCTTTTGGTAGATCCAAATTTTGCTCCTTTAATAGATCCAATAATTCTTGTACTCTTTATTGACATAATGAATCAACCATTAAATATCAGTATCACCGATAATCTGATAGTTTATCGCACTTCCAATACCTGCCCCACCAACAGAAAGACTTGGTTGAGTAACCTCCACAACAATCTTTTCTTGATTTACAAGAACAAGAGGATAATTCGTTTCAAAGAAATACGTTTCATTTGTTCCAAGATCAACTCTCGCCAATCGAAAGGAAGTTACTCCAACACCAGAAACTGCAACTGTACTTGGATAAACATAAATTGACGAAGTTGCAGTATTAAGACCAGTATTATGCATAATAATACTTCTCAAATAAGTAGTAGAAGCAATGCCAACACCACCTGCAGTTGGAGTAGTTCCTACAGTAAAAATGCCAACCGTAGCAATTCCAGTTACTGATTGAATACTTAATAATTTAGTTCTTCTAAGTGCCATTATCTTTTTTTAAATATTTATGAGAAAAGTGCAGCGTCAAGTTCATTTATAGTACCAGTACCTCCTCCCGATCCTGTAGGTCCTGTAGGTCCTGTAGGTCCTGTAGGTCCTTGTGGACCTAATGAACTGAATACTTGCCAGGTTGTTCCATCATATATTAAATCTACAATTGTTAATCCCAAATCTAATGTTAGATCTTCAGACAATCCTTCAATTGTACTACCATTTCTTGCAACTGTTAGGTTATACGTTACCCAATTTGCACCATCAGATATACGGACAATATTTCCAGTTGATGGAGTTGCTGGAAGAGTAATTGTAAATGCTCCACCAGAAGTATTTGCAATAATTTGATCCCCAGTTGTTGCAGTATAGTTTGCTGTTTTATAAATCCAACTTGATAATCCTCCTCCTCCGCCACCACCAGATCCTGCTGGACCTTGAATTCCTATGAGACCTTGAAGACCTTGAGAACCAACACCTTGAAGACCTTGAAGACCTTGTGATCCAACACCTTGAAGACCTTGGGATCCTTGAGTACCAGTAGATCCAATACCAACAGTTCCCTGAAGACCTTGTGATCCATCACCTTGTAATCCTTGAGAACCTTGTGAACCAACACCTTGAAGACCTTGAAGGCCTTGAGTACCAGTGGATCCAATACCAATAGTTCCCTGAAGACCTTGTGATCCAACACCTTGAAGACCTTGGTTTCCTTGAAGACCTTGAAGACCTTGAAGACCTTGAAGACCTTGAAGACCTTGAGATCCTTGAGAACCAGTAGATCCAATACCAATGACTCCTTGAAGACCTTGAGTACCTTGAGTACCTTGATTTCCTTGAGTACCTTGATTTCCTTGAGTACCCTGAGATCCTTGAGTACCAGTAGATCCGATACCAATGGTTCCTTGAACTCCTTGAAGGCCTTGAGAACCTTGTGATCCAATACCTTGAAGACCTTGTAATCCTTGAGAACCTTGAGTACCAGTAGATCCGATACCAATAGTACCTTGAAGACCTTGTAATCCTTGAGAACCTTGAAGACCTTGTAATCCTTGAGAACCTTGTGATCCAATAGTTCCTTGAACTCCTTGAAGGCCTTGAGAACCAATAGTTCCTTGAAGACCTTGAGATCCTTGTGATCCAACACCTTGAAGACCTTGGTTTCCTTGAGCACCTTGCAAACCAGCACCAAAAGGAGTAGTCCAAGAAACTCCAGCACCAGTAGAAACTAAGATTGAATTAGCGGCGCCTACATTATTGTAAACATCATAAAGACCAGAACGAAGTCTTATATTCCCACCAACATCTAATGTAGTATCAGTAACTTGCATCCCACCGACAGCAAGTCTTACTCCATTAGGAATTTGATCAGTGCCAATACCCACTCCATAATTAAATAACCAAGCATCAGTATTCAGTCCAGTAAAGGAACCAGACTTCAACCACATAATTTGCTTATATGTTCTTGGAATATTATCAGTACCAAAACCAACATCAATATCAAATAATGGACTTCCTTCAGTTGACGCAATAGCAATACCACCATGATTTGCAGTGGTATCAGTTGAAACATCTTGGTTTAATGTATTTGTAGTAATACCAAGGACAATATTTTTGTCCTTAATTTTAACTTCATTAACAGCAAGGAATGCTGTTGTACCTCCAATAGTAATATTTCCACCAATATAAAGATTGGATCCATCAAAAGTAAAGTTATTGGATCCAGTTGGATTATTGGAACCATCCTTATAGACGACTTGATTAGCACTACCTGCTACTGGGCCAGAAACACCTTGTGTTCCCTGAGTACCCTGGAGTCCTTGAGTACCTTGGGATCCTTGGGATCCTTGGGATCCAGTAGATCCAATGCCAATAGTTCCTTGAAGACCTTGCGATCCTTGAGTACCTTGAAGACCTTGAAGACCTTGAAGACCTTGAAGACCTTGCGATCCTTGAGATCCTTGAAGACCTTGAGATCCTGTTGAACCAATACCAATAGTACCTTGAAGACCTTGTAATCCTTGAAGACCCTGAAGACCTTGAGATCCAACACCCTGAAGACCCTGAAGACCTTGGAGTCCTTGAGATCCAGTAGATCCAATGCCAATAGTTCCTTGAAGACCCTGAAGACCTTGAGTACCTTGAAGACCTTGGAGTCCTTGAGATCCTTGAGATCCTTGAGATCCAGTAGATCCAATGCCAATAGTTCCTTGAAGACCCTGAAGACCCTGAAGACCTTGGAGTCCTTGAGATCCAGTAGATCCAATGCCAATAGTTCCTTGAAGACCCTGAAGACCTTGAGTACCCTGCGATCCTTGAGAACCAGTAGATCCAATGCCAATAGTTCCTTGAAGACCTTGGATTCCTTGAAGACCTTGAGTACCCTGGGATCCTTGAGATCCAATACCCTGAAGACCTTGTGATCCTTGAGTACCAGTAGATCCAATACCAATAATACCTTGAGTTCCTTGAGAACCTACAATAATATTTGGCACCAATTCCCATCCTTGGCCATTCCACTTCCAAGTTTTCGTTCCTATAGAAGTAGTAAGACCTATTGTTGGACTGATTGGAAAATCAAGTGCCATGTTTATATCTCTTTAAAAGTTATTTATTTTATGTTTGGTTATCATACTAAAGTTATCCCCATTTAGTTCTAAGACTACTTATAACTGATGCCCTTTCTGTTGAGTCCATAGATCTATTATAAAATGCAAATTCACATGCAACTAATGCTGGATAAGTAGTATTGCCACTATAATCTACAGGTCTAATTTGAAAATATCTATTTGCATCTACTTGTGTAGAATAAGTTATTCCAGAAATTGTACCTGAAGAAGTATTCGCAGAACCTAGACTAGTATTATATGAAACGTTATATACGCTTCCAGTAACTGTAACAACATCATAATGAACAAAAGATGTTGATCCCCTATTACTACCACTAGTAATAGATACAGCCTTTGATGCGGCAGCATAATTAAAAACATCAAGTTCATCATTAGAAGAATTGACCCAATAAGTTCCATGATTAAAATCATAACTATAACCAGCCAAATACCACCTATACATTCTAGTATAATTTGAAATTGTTGTTGTGTGTTTCCAAACAGAAATCCAAGTATAAGAATCTGATGCTCCTATATTTGGAAAAGCATTTCCATCAGAATTTAAAAATGCTCCTTGATTTTGAGTACCAGTATTCGATGCTAAAGACAAACATTTTATTCCATTTTGAGTACTAATTGTAGTTGAAAAAGTACCAGTACCAGATCTTTTATGATAAAGTTGTGGAGTTGTGGATGATCCTCCAATAGAATTTCCAGCTGCTGAGGTAATTGCAGTACCATCCGTAGTATAAGTAGTTCCAACAGCATCTGCTAATACAGAAAAATCCCAATGAGAATATAAACTATTTGTTGGTATTACTCCAGAATATGATGCAGATGATACTTTTTTCCTACTATTAAATCCAAATCCAGAACTAATCCTATTGACAATTGGAGACATTATCTAAATCCCCCATTCACAATACCAAGAACAATATAATTTGCAGCAGTACTTGCAGAACCTACGGTATTAATTCCAGTAAAATTATAGATATCATATCCTCTAGTTGTTGTAACACCAGTGGTTGCAGATGCTAAAGAACCCCCAGACCAAAATATTGTTTCAGGAACACCATTCAAATTAACTGCAGTACAACTTCTTGCAGTTCCAGTTTGAGTTACAATTACACTAAATGTAATCACATGATTATCAAAAGAACTGTCTGTTGGAATACCAGTTACATTCAGTGTAATATTACCACTCGGATTGGTACATAATCCAGTATTTGCACTATTCGAACTGTAAGTAATGGATACATTATTTCCATCTGTTCTTATAAGTTTTTCTGCAACATTTTGAATTCTTATTTCAGAAACTGTTGCTACACCAGATACTGAAAGTTGAGTAACTGATGCAATACCACCTATAACATTAGTAGATACTCCTGCTGCTGTAGCATACGTGGCAATACCAGCATTATTAGAATAACCAGTATTTATTTGTTGAGGTGTTGGACCAAATTCAACCCATTGAGAACTGTTTCCATCATTATAATAAAAATAAGTGATGCCATCATCTTCGTCTACCCAATAATCTCCGACAGATGCAGATCCTGGTGGCGTAGATTGGCGATAAACCGTAAAGTTACCAACAAGTCCTTGAAGACCTTGCAATCCTTGAGAACCTTGAAGACCTTGCAATCCTTGAGAACCGAATGCACCCTGAAGACCTTGAGCACCAGTGGATCCAATACCAATGGTTCCTTGAAGACCTTGGAGTCCTTGAGCACCAGTGGATCCAATACCAATAATACCTTGAAGACCTTGGAGTCCTTGAAGACCTTGTGATCCTTGAGAACCGAATGCACCCTGAAGACCTTGAGCACCAGTGGATCCAATACCAATAGTTCCTTGAAGACCTTGAGTACCTTGAAGACCTTGAGTACCTTGAAGACCAGTAGATCCAATACCAATAGTTCCTTGAAGACCCTGAAGTCCTTGAGAACCAGTAGATCCAATACCAATAGTTCCTTGAAGACCTTGAAGGCCCTGTAATCCCTGAGTTCCTTGAGATCCTTGAGCACCTTGAGATCCTGTTGAACCAATACCAATAGTACCTTGAAGACCTTGTAATCCTTGAAGACCTTGCGATCCTTGAGATCCCAATACACCTTGAAGACCTTGAAGGCCTTGAGCACCAGTGGATCCAATACCAATAATACCTTGAAGTCCTTGAAGACCTTGGAGTCCTTGAAGACCTTGTGATCCTTGAGAACCAGTAGATCCAATACCAATAGTTCCTTGAGTACCTTGTAATCCTTGAGTTCCTTGGAATCCTTGAGAACCTATCGATCCTTGAAGACCTTGAATTCCTTGAGAACCTTGAGAACCAGTAGATCCAATACCAATAATACCTTGAAGACCCTGAAGTCCTTGAAGTCCTTGATTACCTTGAGTACCTTGATTACTTAAACCCTGAATTCCTTGAGTTCCCTGCGGTCCCCTAACAGATCCAACATTAGACCATGATGATCCATTATATACCCATAAATTACCAGTATTACTATCAATAACACCATCACCAGAAACAGCAGAAGGAAATCCACTATTAAGTTGACTTTGCTCACTTCCTGGTGTTAATGGTAAAGATCCTTTAATAGTAACCGAAGTACCATCTGATCCACGTTGACCTATTGCGCCTTGAGATCCAAATATTCCTTGCGTTCCCTGAATTCCTTGAGCACCAGTGGATCCAATACCAATAATACCTTGAAGACCTTGGAGTCCTTGAAGACCTTGGAGTCCTTGAGCACCAGTGGATCCAATACCAATAATACCTTGAAGTCCTTGGAGTCCTTGAAGTCCTTGAAGTCCTTGGAGTCCTTGGAGTCCTTGAAGACCTTGGAGTCCTTGAGCACCAGTGGATCCAATGCCAATGGTTCCTTGAAGTCCTTGTAATCCTTGAGAACCTTGAAGACCTTGTAATCCTTGAGAACCTTGAGCACCAGTAGATCCAATACCAATAGTACCTTGAAGACCTTGTAATCCTTGAGAACCTTGAAGACCTTGTAATCCTTGAGAACCTTGAGCACCAGTAGATCCAATACCAATAGTTCCTTGAGTACCTTGAGTACCTTGAGCACCTTGAGTACCAGTAGATCCAATACCAATAGTTCCTTGAGTACCTTGGAGTCCTTGAAGACCTTGAGTACCTTGAGCACCTTGAGTACCAGTAGATCCGATACCAATGGTTCCTTGAACTCCTTGAGTTCCTTGAGCACCTTGAGTTCCTTGAGCACCAGTAGATCCAATACCAATGGTTCCTTGAACTCCTTGAAGTCCTTGACGACCTTGAGTTCCTTGAGCACCTTGTGATCCAATAGTTCCTTGAACTCCTTGAAGACCTTGAGAACCAATAGTTCCTTGAAGTCCTTGAGCACCTTGGGCGCCAGTAGATCCAATACCAGAAGTTGTTGAAAATGTTATTTTTTTCGGATCAGTTGCTTTTGTTGTAATTGCAATTCCAGGTCCAGCAACAATCTCAACAGTATCCTCAGCAACCGCAACGAGAGGATCTTGCCCAGCAACATTCCAAGTTTTAAAACTACTACCCAACTGAACAAAAACTTCATTATTGCCAAGACTTGTTACGGCAAATCCAGTATTTCTATCAAATCTTATTGCACTTACATTCGTTACAGCATCTGTACTATTAATCCCAGCGTAACCAGATCTTGTGCTAACAGTAAGTGATGACCCAACCCCAGTTAATTTTGATCCATCACCATAAAAACTAAATGCACTTACAATTCCAGTATTACCATAAATTGTAACACCAGTACCAACATTTAAAACATTTGTTGTGCCATTGAGAGTGATGCTCGAAGATCCAACAGTTAAAATACCAGAAATTCTTGCGTTTCCAGTAACATCTAATTTTGATTTTGGTAATGTAGAACCTATACCAACATTTCCACTTAAATTAATTCTTATAGCATCATTCTGTCCATTCGCACCTAGACCAAGTTGAACAGAAGATTCTGCACGAACATTGGATACTAAGTTCGAATGAGAGATAACAATATCACCTTGACCACCTTTTACAAATCTTATATTTCCACCGTCAACTTCAAAAACATATTGTTCTGCAGGAGAAAGGACCCCAATACCAACTTGTCCAGAATTAAGAACAGTAAATGCATTGGCATCATTACGAGATCCATGTTCAACAAGGAAAGCAGGTCCAGTTCCAAGTTGTGTTACACGAAGAAGTTCTGTAGTTGTTGCCCCCTCAAAAATAACATCGCCAGAAACATTAAGAAACGCTGGAGTAAGTGTGGTTCCAATTCCAACACCATTATTTGTAAATCTAACCTTTTCGTTAGATGCTAATGTTCCACCAGAGAATAATGAAAGATATGAAGTACTTTTTCCAACACCAAGAGATAGATTTCCATCAGATGCATACAAATAACCATCAGTTGGTCCATTAATAGTCCAAATATCAGTACCAAATCCAGTATTATTAATACCAAGATCTAAGAAGTTTAGTGTATCAGTTCCATTATCTGCAGTTAAAATAAGATCAGAAGATGCATTAGATCCAGAAGAAGTATTTCTGATGTTAACTTGGGCATAAGAATTTACATTTGAACTAAAATCTGCAAGTGCATTTACCAGTCCAGAAGTAGAAGAAGTATTATTTGCGACGGAGAGTTTATATGGGGGATTTGTGATGCCTATACCAGTATTACCTTGGATATAAGCACTACTATTGACTTGAAGTTTTTGATTTGCTGTTCCTGTTGAATACCCGCCACCAACGATAACATTTCCATCAGAATCAATTTGCATTCTTGAAGAAGCACTTTCATCATTATAGTTTCCTGTATAAAATGTAATATTAGTAGCATCAGGAGACCCCCAACCACCGCCACCAACATAAACAGATCTTTCAATTGCATCATCCCAAGTTCCAAAAGCACTAAAAGGTATATTTGAGTTATTATATCGTGCTCCACGTATAATAGAACCCTTACTAGTTAAATTATTTAAACTATATCCAGAAAGAGTAATAGCATTATAATTATCTATTCCATTACCATAAATTTCTAATGTAGACTTAATATTTGTTGTTCCAATTCCAACAAAATATCCATTACCAACAACGTGAAGTTTTGATGTTGGATTTGTGGTTCCTATACCAACATTCGAAAGTGTATTGATACCAGCAGAAGTTTTTTCCCAATAATTAGATCCTGATGGACCTTCAATTCCCATGACACCCTGAAGTCCTTGAGATCCACCACCCTGAAGACCTTGCAATCCTTGAGTGCCCTGCGATCCTTGAGAACCAGTAGATCCAATACCAATAATACCTTGAGAACCTTGATTTCCTTGTGTACCTTGATAACCTTGTGATCCTATAGATCCTTGAGCACCTTGATTTGATAATCCCTGAACACCTTGATTTCCTTGTGTACCCTGATTTCCTTGTGATCCTATAGATCCTTGAGTACCCTGATTTGATAATCCTTGAACACCTTGACGACCTTGAGTACCTTGAACACCCTGTCCAACAAATTCGCCACTTATACCCTGACTACCTTGTGTACCTTGAAATCCTTGAGTTCCATCGCGTCCAATATTACTGGAAACTACCTTGATGGCGTTTTCTTGGCCAACTCTTACGGTAGTAGTATTTGGTGGATTAACATTTACATTAATATCAGACATTCCTTAAATACTCTCGTATTTTTCTAGTACGTGTTCCGTTATGGTTATTTATCTAACTGATATTATTGCTTCTTGGGCGATACTTATATAAATCTGTACGTGCTTCTGGTTTCATCCAGTTTTTAATTTTCTCATAATTCTCAGCAGAAAAGAAGCACTGATTATAATACCATTCTTCCCAAAGAGTATGTCCTTTGGATTGATTACAAGAATGACAGCAGGCAACTACATTCGTCTTAATATCCAAACCACCTTTACACTGGGGAGTAATGTGATCTAGTGTGATGTTTTCTTCAGAATCACAATAGGCACATTTGTTTTCCCATTGTTCTTTTATATTCTTCCTCCACATTCGTTTTGCTTCTGCTTTACTTGTCGTTTCTAGATTAAACAGATAGTCCTTAAACGAGTGTAGAGGAACCATAAGTATTTGCAACTTATGATTATTTATTCTTGGTTTTTATAACTTCTACGAGTTCTTTAAATGTGATATAGATGTAATGAAACTCATCATAGTAAGTGACATCAGAGTCTCTCTCTAGAAATTTTTTAATTTTCTTTAACATATGGAGATAATCTCTCTAATGCATCGTCCCACATAATTCTATCTCCACTTGGAGTAAACAAAGCAACTGTAATCACAACTCTTCTCTCATTTGTAGGATTATATGAACTATGTAAAGGCCCTACATTAATTAGACTGCAAGTTCCAATTTCTGCTTCATATTCTAATTTGGCATCATTTTCATAAGACATTAAAACTCTTCCATGATAATGACTATCATTCCTATCTCCAACTCGAACTTTTGATATTTCTGGTATTTGATCTGCCGATACACTCTCAAGACTTGTACTAATATTATGAACTTTTTCGGAAGTCCACCATCTCATAGTACTACCATTAGCGCCATACTGAAAAACAATTTTTGCCCAATCATCCCATTCAGTGTTATCCGAATGTATTACTCCAACATCATTTGGGGGAGTACAAAAAACTTCAATCCAATAACTTGTCATATTCAATGACTTAAGAAGTTTAATAAGATTTGGATTATTGAGTTGATTTAATTTCAAAGTTTTATGAAATTCTACCCATTTCATGCCATTACTATTCCATTTACTGACATCAATATTTGGAACACAATTTGACAAATTTAAATGTCTATGATATCTGTTCATTTTTTTTCTTACAGGCATCTCTTGCCCAAGCACGACTTAAACTATCTATATGAGAACAAGATTTTTTAGATTCCCCACAGTATGGACATTTAGCATCTGGGGGATCCTTTAAGTATCCGTCAGGTATGTACATCCTCTTCTTTTTGAGATTCTCAGATTGTTTATGTTTTCTGTGATTCATACCCTAACATGAAAGGGTTCTTGCTGCCTGTCTGGTAGTTTGATTTGAGGTAATTGATTGATCTTCTCAACCATCCACGCATCTCGATGCTCTTGATAAGGTTTAGGATCGATGGCAATTTCATTAGTTGGAAGTGCTTTGGGCATTTCAATATCAATCACTGGACTCATGAGTGTTTTGTTTTTTACAATTTCACGATTTGGTGTATCTAAATTCATTATCATTCTTGCATCTTCAAAATCCCCACAGTCACAAATCTTTCTTCCAGTCCTTCTTTCTCTTACTGAGAAGTAATCTTCAGTATTATACTTGTTCATTTTTTGAAGTCTTTTGATTATTATACTGCTTTTTCATCGGTCTGTAAAGGTTGGGCCAAGTATCATGAATTATATCTACGAGTTTATATGGAGTTGTTGAGGATATCATAGTAGGGACATTAGAAAGAGGAACACTCCGAAGAGTTGGAAGAGCAGGAGGATGAGGAGCATTTTTTATTGATGCTTTTATTGTATATAGTATTATAAATAAGTATAGAAAATACGCATTACAATAATGAAAACTTGTATGGATTGCAAACAAGATTTATCGGATGATTTGTTTCATAAAAGAACTTATAGAACTGGTAAACTAGGACTTCAACCAAGATGCAAAAAATGTGCTACTAAGAATAGAAAACAATATTATAAACCTCACGAATATATGAGAAGAAAATTTAAACTATCGGAAGCAGAATATAATGAACTTATGAAGCACGATAACTGTCAAGTATGTAGTAGAGATATAACAAATAAAAAATGTATTGACCACTGCCATAATAAAGAAAAAATCCGAGGAGTGTTATGCAATAACTGCAACACTGCACTCGGATTAGTTGGGGATAATGTTCAGATTTTATCTAAACTTATCCAATACTTGGAGCAGTCAGAGCAACAGGAGTTGCTTCTACACTAGCAAGGTCCAAGGGGAAGTTGTGAGCATTCTTGAAATCCCACTGTCGCCAGGGGCAAGGACTATATCATCACCATTTCTGGTGTCGGACGCTAATGGTGTATTACATCTCACGCTTGAGAAACCACCTAGTCTCTGAACCTTCCCCAGAAGCGTCTGGGGCTTGGCTGCTGATTGTCTACGAGAGAGTTCCAGCAATTCATCCGATTTAAAGAGCGCCATGCTTATACAAAACGCTCGTGCATTACTTCCATCCCAAGTCCACCACGATTAAGAATATCAGCCCAAGTAGGAATTACTTTGTTCTGACTATCAGTAATAGACTGGTTGAAATTAAATCCGTTGAGATTGAAGGCCATCGTGGAAACACCAAGGGCGGCGAACCAGATGCCTACAACAGGCCAGGCAGCAAGGAAGAAGTGCAACGAACGGGAGTTATTAAAGGACGCATATTGAAAGATAAGACGACCAAAATACCCGTGAGCTGCAACTATGTTATAAGTTTCTTCCTCTTGTCCGAACTTATAACCGTAGTTCTGACTTTCGGTTTCAGTAGTTTCACGTACCAACGATGAGGTTACAAGAGAACCGTGCATCGCAGAGAACAGTGAACCACCAAAGACACCAGCAACACCCAACATATGGAAGGGGTGCATAAGGATGTTATGCTCTGCCTGGAAGACAAGCATATAGTTAAAAGTACCAGAAATGCCCAAAGGCATAGCATCAGAGAAAGAACCTTGTCCGAAAGGATACACAAGGAATACAGCAGATGCAGCAGCAACAGGTGCTGAGTAAGCAACCATAATCCAAGGACGCATACCTAGACGGTAAGAAAGTTCCCATTCACGTCCCATATAGGAGTAGATACCAATCAGGAAGTGAAAGACAACAAGTTGGAAAGGTCCACCATTGTACAACCATTCATCTAAGGAAGCAGCTTCCCAGATAGGATAGAAGTGAAGTCCAATAGCATTAGAAGAAGGAACAACAGCACCAGAGATGATGTTGTTACCGTACATTAATGAACCAGAGACAGGTTCACGAATGCCGTCGATGTCCACAGGAGGAGCACCGACAAATGCGATGATGAAGCAAATCGTTGCGGCAAGCAACGTTGGAATCATAATGGTTCCAAAATGTCCGACGTATAAACGATTATTTGTACTTGTTACCCAACTAAGGTAACGTTCCCAGAGATTGTCGCCAGATTGGCGTGTAGCAATTGTAGCAGTCATTTGTTAAAAGGGTAAGTATGAGTCCAAGGGGAATTGAACAGTTACAGTATTCCTACACCACCCTCCAGTGTAGGTATGAGAGACGTATTTATCGTGCAAAGTCTCGGTAAGCACCTTAGCAATGTTAGGATTTCCTGACTTGCTGATGTATTTATCATAACACCATCAGAACCTGCTGTCAACCCCCTTCCTCAAATAAATTATGTTGCAGTTAATGCAGTTACTAATCCAACATATCCACCAGCAATTGCAGTGCTATACTTTGCATTTTTTCCAAAAGCAACTACTGTATTGGAATGAAAAACGAAAACTCCAGAGACACCAGCAATTGCTCTGTTGCTGGCAGGAGATGTAAGTATATCAAAGTAATTATTGATTGTTACAAGAGTACCAGCAGTCATTGATACTCCATGTCCTACAGTATTTGTTAGAGATGTGCTAGTAACTATGGCAGTTCCACCATCAACTTTTACACATGCTTCTCCAGCACTGTCAATTTTACTATACTGGATTTGTAGAGTTCCTGTTCCACTTACATTAAATGTAGCAGTTGAACCACCAGTTGAGCAGTTACTAAAAAATGCATATCCTTTACTGACTTTTACAACATAATCAGTTCCTGATGTACCTGCTCTGGATAATTGTTGAACTTCTGCATATAATTGAGTTCCAGTTCCACTATTATCCATAAAAATTGCCTGGTTTCCTGTAGAACCTGCAATGATATTACAATCATTTAGATAACAACGAAGAGGTGCTGAACCAGTAACTATTAATGAGTGTGTTGTCCCAATACCAGGATTACTTCCAGTATTTACAATACCAAGATTAGAAATACCAAATCGGTTTTGATATAAACTTCCTACTGTTGGATTGATGGTGACTGTTCCATAAATCCATATGGGCATTTGAGAACCACTTG